GAACCTCTAGATAGTTGATACTTGTTTCGCTGTTAACGCTTGTCGCCACAGCCGCACTGAACGTAGCGCAGCTGAACCGGCCTCGTTTAGCCCATGGTACATGATTTTTGCTGTCGTGGGAAACTGCCCGAAGACACCTGCCACGCCAATCATCTTCTCTCCATCGATAAATACCTGCATCGAGGTACTAGTGCGAACCCAAGTAATATTAAAGGACGCGCCCGCAAGCGGTGGAGTCTTGTAACTCTTTGACGCTCCGTTATCAGACACGGTCAGTTCAACAGTTTTATCTGCAAGAATCCGAAGCCGCTCTGAGGGCGATGCATCTACTGCGAACAGTGTTTTGATACCAACGATCCAGTCGCCTTCGAAGTTCATCGTAAATGTGTGCAGCCCAGACACGTTGCCTTGTGCTGTTACACTGAGTGCTTCATTGATTCGCCCGTCAAGGAGGAGACCATTGGCGGTGTGCCGTGGGTACTTCGCAGGCGCGGTGACGTTGGTTCCTGCACGGTCAACGTATTGAGCTGATGATGGACGAGTGATTCCTGACGATCCAATTCCGTGGCGGAGGTGGATGTCACTAAGCGCAGCAATCTCGTAGTACGGCGTCGGGATCGCATATTCAGCTTCCACCGTTTCACGGTATTCCTTATATTCAGCTTCACTTAACAAGTAAGACTTGACGCCGTCTTTCAAGAAGATCGCGCGACCCGTGGAGGGCTCAATCCCTAAATGGTTCTTACCTGCGCGGATACCTGCAACAGCAGATGATCCTACCATCGCGTAGTTTCCGGAGCTTGGGGCAAATAGAGTCTCGGAGTGAGACATAGTTACTTGCCCTTGGTAAATACCACCTGTAATAGGTACAGCACCTGCTTGCACCGCAGTAACGGCATGTGGGTTGTCTCTGCGGGCCTTGAATGCATTTAGGTCATTCTGAACTACCGCGATCTTCTGGTCAATTACTCCAGTTTTGTAAGTCCCTACTTGGTCAGACGTAACTTTGTGCGGGTTGTTCGTTGCAGCCGCGTGGGCGTTGATTCTCGCGGATAAAGATAGGAAATCAGTATCTGCGTATGTAATCGCACTCTTTCCCCATTGATCTGCGTTTTGCGAAGGGCGTTTCGTTTTTAGCGGAGACGCCACTTTCGCGTAGTACACAGCTTCGTTGTCCCATACAGGCGCACCACGACGATACGTAACATCGTCGCCCCATTCGGGGATACCTGTTTCCGCTAACGCGATAAGGGCTGTATCTGTACGGTTCTGGAGGAAGTTGAGAACTTCATATGTTGGAATTTCTGCAGTCCAACCCTGCGCATACTTCGCTAAACCTGGATCCGCCATTTGCCCAGAGGCCGCCCAGATTCGGTCAAAGCGAGGTCTTAAGGTAGCCATACTGTAACTCCTTGGTGGATACATTGTTGTTTAGTTAGTAAGGTAGACCAAAGCTTGAGGTCAGCAATCCACGTCCCTTGAAATACGGACAGGATGTTTGCAGGGAGTGTTCCTACTTTTGCGGTCACCACGCCGTCTACCCTCGCAATAATAGTACCTGATGTGAGCGTAACTGCGGTAGTTAGTGACTGCTTTGCTTCAAGTTTGAGAGCGGCTCCAGAGAAGGTTGCTGGCCCTGTTAACGTACCTCCACCCAGCCCTGATGGAACTGTATGGACGTCGTTGGCTAACAAGAAATGCGCCTCTGGAGCAGCCTTAAGGTAACGCCTGCTCGCACGTCTACGCATCACCTCGTAAGAACTCGTCGTCAACAATTCAGAATTATTTGAGACGGGGACTTCTGTCGAGGGCTGGACTCCAAAGTTATACGCATTGAGCGTGAAGCCCATAACCCCGCCATACAAGCCGACAACGGAACCACCTACTTGCGCAATTTGCGGGAAGGTTACTCTGCCTGTGAATACACCACCTGCGACAGGTAAGACTCCGAGTTGTGCAGGAGTAACCTTGTGCGGATTATCCTTGCGAGGTTTCCATGTATTCAAGTCGCCTTGTACTGCGGTTACCTTCGCGTCGGTTTGTGCTTTGGTGTCCGCGCTTAACTGGGCGGCGGTAACTTTGTGCGGGTTGTCAGTGCGGGCTTCGTGCGCATCTAAGAAGGCATTTCGCTCAGCTACAGCTGCTTGAATTTCATCAACGTCAGCGAACTGAGTTTTCTTCCATTGGGACACGTGCGGCGGTTTTAGTTTACCACTTGCTTTCGCAGCCCACCATACACCCTCTACGTTAACTATGCCGCCCTTACGATACGAGACAGTTGTTTCGTACTGGTTGCCTGACCGTACAAGCTCGAGGATTGCAAGGTCAACAGTGTACGCCCACGAGTTAACCCACTGGTGAGGTTGTTTGACAAGGTCGTTTCGTGGTGAAACATACCAGCCGACGCTGTACTGGTTAGCCGCTTGTTCAGGGTACGCTGGGTTTTGTGGAACATAAACATCAGCATCACCGATATCTCCAGGTAACGCCGACTCCGCCCACAAGTGCGTATACTTGGGTCTCAGAGCCATTACGCCCTCCGATATGCTACTGGTAAGGTTTTGATTTCACCCCGTAGGTCTTGTACAAAGAATCCCGTGGCTACTGGTTTGATATGTTGCGCCAAACTTCGGACTAGCGCAGCATCGTACACGCTAAGTCTCGCATGGATAGTGATTTTCAGCTGCTTAGGAGCAGGCTCTTCCACTTGAATCTTAGTACTCTGGCTGTTTATTAAGAGCTTGAAGAACGTGATGATGTCTTCGATGTTACATGCTGTATTGTTTTTAATAATACGAGCATCGATCCAATTATAGAATAGTGGATCATCTAAAACAATATCTTGCACTCCAGCGTCGTACTCAGAGCGGAGTGGCCCCCCTAGAGACGGGTCGTCGTTTCGCCCCATCCCCAAAGATTCCGCTGTTTCTAAGTATCCGAAGTTACCTGCGAGAACTACGCCGCGCAAGACACGGTCAGCCCCAACTAAGTCACCAACCACATCCAGCTGTTTCCCAATAGCCGCTCCATAGTATCGTTTTGAGATGACGTCTAATAGCACGTGGTACGTGTCGTTTAACTCATCAACAAAACACTCCATATACTTCATAAAGTTCGGGGAGGTTCTGAGGTGGAACCACATCTTCTTGACTAATGCTTCTGACGGGGATAGTTTTGGACTTGCCATTATACCTCCTCAACAACCACAGTCGCTTCGGTAGCGAACGCCTTTTGGGTCACCCCCATTGGGATGTCACTCGTCAACCATGTTGTTCCGTTCGCACTAATTTCGAGGGACTTAACAATGATATCTGGGGCCGCACTTGTTACAGGTGCGAACACCCGTGCCCACTCAACAGGTTGCGCGATCTGGATGCTATTGATGTGCTGGATAGCAGCTTGCTGCATCTCCTTCAATCCGTTAATCGCGACGTTCTTAGGCCGAGTTACACGAACTCTTACCCAGATGTTCTTCTTCTTGGGTCGGGCGAAGTAAATGTCGTGCGGGTAGCCCTCGGAATCTTTTAGAGTTACTTTTACTTCCCCTTGTGTGGGAGTACCTCCAGGCTTGTTTGCCTTGATTCTCTCTGCGATCAACGTCGGGGTACTACCTTCCGCAACCACGAGGACGTGGTACGGGCGAATTCCGTCCCGCTCTTCAGCGGTGTCGTTTTCTAACACGGCGATGAAACTTAAGTTCAAGTCCGCTAACGCTGCGTAGATCGCTTCTTGTGTGGCTACCCCCGAACGAATTACAGAGCGCTCCCGACGCGCGCGTAAGTTGGGGTCACTCTCTCGAATGATCCCTGGAATTCCAGGCTCTAGGTTTGTAACCTTAATATCCTCAGGTAAATCAGATTTAATCTTAGTGATCTCCCCTGCTTGAACCTGCAGCGCGCCGACCACAGTTGCTTCTGCGATCGCTTCCCCTGGTATCACCGTATCTCGAACGGTAACGAAGTCGTAGTTGTCGTTTGTACCAACGATGGTACCGGCCTTGACAGTATATCCGACACTTGTGGTCGCGGTGAACAAGCATGGGACTTTTGTGGGTTCGTTACGGACTCGACGAATCCCGTTGAGTCTAACGATATTATCGAGACCTTCATTCGCCATTGCGTTTGGGTTATACGCATGGTATGCAAGTTCGACCTTCTGGTTCAGCTCATCGATAAATTCTGCGATTACTCGAATTGCTTCTCCGTCAGGGTTTTCAGCGGATGTGTCAAACGCTTCGCCCCATTGGCGCTTAAACCGTTTCGAGATCTTGTCGACGATTTGCGAATAGTCCGCGATGACTAACCCTTCACGGGTTACACCTTCCGTCATACAGCCACCTCTGTTCCAATGGTTCCATAATCAGTTGTTGCTTCGAATATTACCCGCAATACACGTGTGGTATTGTCTGCAATCAACTCCAGTTTAGTTACGGCTTTTACATGCGGTGTTGAGACAATAGCTTCGTTGATAGCCAGCTTCATCGCATGTAAATCGTAAGAGCGGTCAAGAACGCTCTGCCAAGGCAGCCCCAAATCGGGGTGGCGTTTCTTCTCGCCTAAGAAGCATAGTAATTTACACTTCACATTTTGCAAGCACAACTCTTTACCTGAGACTCGTGATATAGAGCGTCCAACAATCAAGTCGTGTGTCTCTGGATCCAATCGTAAATTCATTAGCCTTCCACCTCGAAGTATTGTGTGGCGCTTGACGCGATTGTATCCCCGCAACCAAGAGAGCTACCTACTGTAGCTACAGGGATTCCATCAACAGTAAAGAAGCCACTGCCGCCTGCCACCACAGGGGTATGCATTTTCTTCCCATTCGTGTGTGGCACAAAAGATTGCCCCACAAGAATCACGGGGTGCCCGTCTACTGTAAGAAGACCGTTACCACCTGCGGATGGCGTTGGAGGGAAGCTGCCATGTCCTTGCGACATAGCTGTGTGAGTTGCTACAATCATGCTATGACCTCGATACCTTCACTGAGCTACCTACGAGCTTCGTAAGCGCCCCTTTGATCATCGCTGTGGCTTGACCAATTACAGACGCGTTCGCCCCTTTAGCAGTGAAGTCACCACCAGCAGTAATTTGGACATTGCCTCCTGCTTCGACTATGTAGTCCTTCCCAGCCTTGTGAGTGATCGTACCAGTTGTACTGACGAGAATGTCCCCAGTCTTCAACAGCCTGATAAATTGATCAGCAGCCATATTTCGGATTTCAAAGTCTGCCACATTGAAGTGCGGGATTTTTGTTTCTGTGTTCCCGATTGCGACTCGGCACACCGCATCAGAGCGATCGTATCGACGTCTTGCGGCGGGTTCTGGACGTCCGTTGGCGACTTTGTATTGTCTACGGTTTTCGTATTGCCAGTGGGAGATGCCTCGTTCAAAGAACTCGACAATGCAGTCTTCCCCGCCCTTAATCGGGAAGGTGATGCAGTAACCTGCGTCCCGAGGAAACTCAACCAGAACATCAATGAGCACCGTAGGAGGTACGTTCACGTAGTTCTGGTCGAGTGTAGAGGCGGTGTCGTTGCAAATTATCTCCACAGTAGCAAATTGAGTGATCGGGTCAAATGCCTTGATCACTCCAAGTGTTTTCGTGTTGATTTGCATATTACCTACAAGAATGTTTCATCAAAATCTTCGATGATAAATAATCTTAAGTCATCAGTAGACTGTGGGTCTTCCCCACGAACGTTGACGTTCGCAGCTACTAACGACGGCAAGTTGGTACCGCCTTGTTGGACGAGGTTTGATCCACTCCGCAAGGGCAAGGACGTAATGGTACGGTATGCACCGTTTACCCGCCATTGAAGCGTAGTCACGTAGCATCCCATTTCAGGATTCCATCGCACTTTCCCAAGGACGTACTCCACACCGTTGTACATGAACTGTGTATCAAACTTCGTTGAGTAAGGTACCTCTCGGTGCTCTTTCTCAAAGTAGTCGATTGGAGTTTGTCGAGGTTTAGTTTCTAGTGTCTGTCGGGTTTCCGGCTCGAAGAAGTTTCTTGCCACTAATGCCGCAGGGATAACCCGTTGGACTAACTGCTGCTCTGCTGCAATAGCTTCTCCGTCGGTTTGGTTAGTGCTAACTTGCACCTTGGTGCGCTCGACGTTCACTACGTTTAGCTGCTCAAGAACAAGCATGCATGGTAACGTATAAGCGTTTCGCACGTCGTTAGCTACTTCGTACTCTGTAATCACACAGTTCTTGCGAATGCCCCGAAGGGAAATCACGTGAACAAGAGTGCCTGTTGCGTTAAGCTTCTCAATGATGTTCATCGTCTCATCAATTTTATTTAATGATACTTGAGCACCAAGCGCTGTCGCAATGGGGTTTGTAAAAGTTCCGAGTGTAATACTCGTAAACGGGACTTTGACTGTTAGCGAGTCGTTGTCGTACGCAGGTCTGCCGTATTTAGCAGTCATTTCATACTCTCGCTCCCCGTGGAGTTGCATGCCGCCAACGGCAACCATCAACTCTTTGAAGGTAGTCTTGAAGTCCTTCCGCATTGTCGCCACCGACATACTAATGTTGGAAGTGATCGTGTCAAGCACGATACGGCGGTTCTGCCTGATAGCGTGATCTGACACCATAAAGCCAGAATCAACAGGGTATGAAGTAATTTTGGTAGCTCCCGAGTGCGCTTCTTTAACAACGCCGTCGAATGCTAACACGCTCCAAGTGCCTGAGTCTGGCTCTTCTTCCCAAACGATCATACACTCACGTAACAAGTTAGCCACGTAGCTCTCCTCTCGATTGGTCTCCAGTTGACGGGACAGTACCAATAATGGTCGTGCCCCATGTGTCCCCGTGGGTGTCAATTTTGTGGACTATCCGTAGCACCATGTACTTTGATAGCACGGTGTATTTCGCTACGTCGTCCACGTAATACAGATCTGCGCCGATGCTCGAATATTCCGCCAAGCCCTCAGAGGGTAAACTCACGTCGCCGCGAGTCCCTTGAATTAACTGAGTATCAATAACCCAGCCTGGGAATATCCTAGCATCAAACACAATAGGAATTGTAATCGTGGCCGTACCTACTTGAGGCGTCCCACGCATAATAACAGGGGACACCACGTATGCTTGTCCGTTAGATTGCAAGTGGTTGAACTCACTATGAGCTGCTCCACTATCATCCAACTTCGGATAGAATCCAATTCCTGCCGCACGGGTGGAGTACGTAAAGGAATACGTAGCGCCCATGCGATTTAATAAGGAGTAGACGTCTGGTTTTGGTTCGAACGTCTGCCCTCTTGTACTCTGGTTCAGAATGTGCTCAGGGATATCAAACGTTAATTCTGTGGGTAGGTACCCAGCGCGTTTCATAATTTCCTGCAACGTTTGTTGGAGCGTTTCGTCCTTAGGACTGTACGCCTCGAACGTCTGGCGGAGGAATCGCGCTGATAGTGGTACCACGAACAGCTGAGTGATATACTCAGGAATCGCCCTCCGTGATGACGCATTCATTACCACCCCTTCAATCAAGAGTGGCAATGTTCCGTTCTGGAGGCGCTCATCTTCGTACCCTGCAAACACTCGGAGGAACACTCGTTTGGCTTGTCGCCGTTGAGTGCCGTCTCCTACGGAGCCAGCTTCGAGGTCTCCAGAAGTCAACTCCTTCGCATTCTCTAAGCTTAAATTATAAATAAGGACACTGGCTTGCGCAATTTGTTGAGTCAAGCCGATATCCACATCCACCACCACACGGAGTTCTTCCGTCACAAAGAACGGGGCTCCATCCAGTTCATGGCGTGCTTCAACTCTCACTACGCGGCCATACATTATTCATACTCCGTTCTTTCATAAGGTTTTAATGCACGGGAAGTCACAACCCCGTTGTCGTCCTTCACTGTGATCGCAACACCTTCAGTGGTTAGTTCCACTTTGATCTTGCCACCAGCAGCTATTGCTTGTCGCATCTGGTCGGATGCTGTTGCGCCTCGCAGGGTTGCGGACAGCTCTTCACGACGGTCGTATGGGATTTCTTTCATGTCCGCTAGGATACTTTCCCGTTGGTTACTGAAATACCCCATCCTCTGGCCTGAGAATTCCTGTAAGTCGTCTGCTAGGGTCGCCGCAGATGGAGCATTGATCCAGTCCCAAGCATTCTTCGCGCTTGCTCGTGTTTCCTCCGCCCACTTCTGTGCACCGTCTGAGAACGCGTTTGCCGCTTCTTCTACTTGAGGTGCAAGAGTGTCCCAGATGTTGCCTACGTAATCAACCAGCGGGGACAAGTAAGTGGATCCTAAGTCCTCGACTTTGGTCGCCACCGTACCTAGGCCAGTCGCAATTGCAAGCTTCGTTTCCAGGCCCACCTGCTCAAGGCTAGCAATTGACTCGTTGAGGTCTTTACGTCCCTCGGTTGTCTCTGCGGTACTTAAGAGGGATTGTAAGCCTGACTTTTCCATCATCGCTGCAATACCGAATCGGCTTACGCCTCGAGCTTCAAGCTCTGTTTCAGCTTTTGCAATTACGGATTTGATGGACGCTGCATTGTTAGGGTCGAGGTCGTGTAAGTCGCCGAAGTCGATGGCCCCACGAGTCGATTCGACAATATTTACTGCGCGGTCGACATGGCCTGTTTCCAAGCCGCCTTTTGCGAGAGACAACGCGGTAATATCGTTTTCAGCAGTGCGATCGTCGAGGTAGCGTGCTTGGCGAAGTTGCTTCCGTACGCCTGCAAAGGTAAGGTCTCCCATACCCGCAGATCGTGCTTTCGCGGAGAGGTCTAAGCCCGCGTCGTTAACGTCCTTCGCACCACCCCACAGGATGTCCGCGCCAGCCAATGCTACGTTGACAAGCCCGCCAAACTTGCCCAGACTGGACATGCCTGTACGTACTGCGCCTCGTACTGTAGTTGGCGCATCTGCGTTCCCAAAGCCGCCGTAGTTGTAGCGGCGGTTTGCAGCCTTCTCTCGCTCCTTCTCAGCAGTTCGCTCGGCCTTCTCCGTCTTGTTCCGGTTCTTCTGGAATTGCGCGTCACCGCCTAAGATTGACGAGATAGCATCTGCATCGGTCAGACCATGCTTCTTAGTTAGAGTTTCAAAGGCCATGATGTTACCTTCGGCGACTGCCTTAGATAACTTGTCCTTGTCTTTTGTCTCTAGCGCGGATAGCTGGCTAGCTGCTCGGCCTGCTCGATCCCACTCAGCCTTATGCTTATTAATAAATTCATCATCACGATCGATAGTACGTCTACGAATGTTGACGCCTTCTTTCAGACCTTTTTGCCTAATGGGGCATTTGGGTCTTCTTGGTCGCGAAGGATTTCAAGCAAGTCTGTGGTGGATGCACCTGTGAGGTACATTTGGTGCTGCGTCTGAGCGTAGTTCTTTCGTAAAGTCGCCCTCTGGCCTGGTTGTAAATCAGGATCCATTGGGTTGAGGAACTTGTCCCTCGACTTGACTTCTACGTTGCGCTTGCCGCCGAAAGCGATTGCGTCAGGTGTGGTTGATTGCCCCGCCATATTCGCATTGGTTACCATTCCTGGCTCGAACGCACCCTTATCAACGTTCTCTCTATACCAATCGAGGGCGAGTGGTTCTAGCGAGTTGCCTGACTCAGTAAAGACAGTGCCCTTACTAATTTCGGCTGGTTGGTCAATCGGGGTGAGTGCCCCTTCAATCAAACGGCGAGTGGCAAGGTTCTTGCCTTCTGGGTCTGTTAAGCCGTAAGCTGTGGTACTGGTAACTTTACCTCTACGCTCCCGTTGCCACTTGGACATTGGGTCGTGTTTATCATCATCACTGGCGATTGGAGTAAGCCAAGGGCGTTCCGCGAAGTACTTCTCACGGGATGACTCAGGTGTTACGGGCTTCTGCGCCACTGGTGGTGCTGGAGGCGGTGCAGATGCTGGTGCTGTTGGCCGTCGCGTAGTCCCTGTGAGGTCTTGAAGGCCTGCACTAGCGGAACTACTGCGCTGCTTCGGCAACTCGACTCTGGGCGTTTCTGGAGCAACCATGGAGGCCACTCTCTGGACACCAGAGCGAGCCGCTGGCGCAGGGCTGGCCTGTGCCTTGGTGATTCTCTCGCCAGAAACATCGCGCACGGGAGTGTCGCGCTTACGGGCGTTCTCAGCACGTTCTGTGAGATACTTGTAGGCGTTTTGTGCCTTCCCCATGTTGTCCGCATTTTCCTGAAACCTCGGGTCTTGGACGAGGTCTTTGGCGATTGCGTTTACTTGGTCTCTTGCCGCAGGGTCGTGCGTGTAGTCTGCATCTGTAACTCCGACAGACTCCATTGCCAACGCGACCGCTTCTCCAATGTCAGTAGTGACTTTGAAGTTGTACATCTGGTCCCGAGATTCTTCCGCAGATAATACTGTTTGTTTCTCGTCGACTAATCCTGATGCAGCTAGCTCGTCACGTAGGTATGCTGCTTCGCGATGTTTAGTATCCCTCGCAGCTGGAATACCACCTTCTTCGCCTTTCGCGTACAGGTCGCGTAGCCCACGAATTGCCTCTGTGAATGGTGAGAACACAGGTGACTCACCGTTAGCTTGGCGGGTCTCAGCGTCTGCGTACTCCGTCCACAATTTGTCAATTTTATCATTAATAAATAATTGATCGCTTGCAGGCAGTTTAGAACGTATGTCCGCTGGGGACGGCATAGCACTTGTCCAGCCGATCAGCGCTTGACCCGCTTGACGGTTGGCCATCGCATGGCCAGTGTCTCTAACATTTTGTTGTAGCGAGGTTGCGAGCGTCCGAGTGACGCGCTTCTGAAGCGTCTTGTACGGCTGGCCGAATTCTCCGCCTTCCATCTTATCCGCATCGATGTACGAACTTGCGATCATTCGTAACGCGTTGTAACCTTCGCGTAACGGTTTTATCCATGCATCTTTCGAGTCAGGAGTAATGATGTCTGGTTCGTCAATCTGTTGCTTCCACTTCTCGTCGCTAACGGTAAGAGCTCCAACAGCGGATAGCATAAGCTCAGTTGGGTTGCGGCTTAGATAAGACTTCTTCGACGCGGCTTGGTTTACCTGCGTGTTGTAATCTGGCTCGTACGCACCTTCTTCAACTGGCTTCCCGCCCCATTTAGAGTCTGCGTGACTCATTAGGGCAGCAACACGTTTCAGGTCGATGTCGCCGACTTGCCCCATATACGCGAGTTTCTCTGTCGGGTTCTCACTTCTCCAGAAATGCTTGGGGTCAATACTTCCAAGACTGTCAAGCTTGTCCGCGTAATGTAAGAACTTCGCTGCGACGTCTGGCCCAAGAGCTGCGATCCGATGCGCCATCACCTGCTCAGAGGAGGTCTTCGAACCAAGATAGATATCGGAGGAGATCGACTCCAGCTCGTACCCAAGTAGGTTCTCAATAAGGTCTTCTCCGCCCGCGTCCAACCAGAAGTCGTGGGCACGGTTGCCCTTACCTGCCTTGTCTAAGTTACGTGGTGTAAACGTTGGCTTAGTCTCGAGCGGCGGCAAGTATGCTTTGCGCTTCTTTGGCGCGTGTTTAACCGAGATTTCTTTTTATCAGGATCTCTGTTGAGTGAGAGAATGGGGCGCTTGGTCATTTATTTTCCCTTACGTGCTAACTCCTGCTTGAGGTCGAGAATCTCGTGTAGCATATACAAGTCTTCAATAGAGATGTTCTCGCAATGAAGATCTGTGTAGTTACAGAGTGGTGGTTCTGCGATTACAGGCCGAAGTAGGTACGCGTTAAGATGTGGAAATAATTCCGCAAGTGTTTTTGGCTTGACCGCTAGGTCATCTCCGTCATCGACTACGGTTGTGTCGTCTCCGGAGTTTCCTGAGCTGGGTCGGGCTCTGGCGGAGTCACCCCTGAGTCGAAAAAATCTTTATAGTTCAACTCACATACAAATGAGAATACTTTGAAGACTCGTTGGAGGTCGCCGCTGTACAACTGGTCGAACTCGACAGTGGATTTGATTTCCTTACCGTCAGTACGTGCAGCCATACAGAATTGCTGAATTAGTTGAACTACTTCTTTGTGCTTCTCAGTGTAGAGTGCTTGCATGCAGTCGCGGAAAACGTAGTCCCCTGCGATGAAGCCGTCCGCATTGTTTCCGAAAGTCCGAAGTAAGCGACTTAAGTTTTCCAACGCCAGAGACGCAGGCCACTGACGCGCATACACATCGGAATTCCCGATCGTGATTGTTTTATCTTTACATGCCATGTTGGGCTCCTAGTTGGTTAATGATATATTATAATATAACACATCAGTAACAAACTTGAAACAGGAGGAGCGACTAGCGTCGCCCTCCATCTAATGTTACAAGGATTACAGGCCGATGTCGGCTGATGGCCCACGCAGCATCCATACTTGTTCGAACTCGATCACCCAACGTTCTACGTTGAGCTTCGTGCCACGGGCTAAGTTTGGTTGCTTCTTCATGATGCCGTTTACACCAGTCGCAACGTCTTTGCCCATCTTGTCGACAAGGCGAAGTTGCACTGGGATGAACATACCACTACCACCTGAGGTACCCACGTCGTGAGCTTGCAGGGCGCGAGTTTGTAGCCACAGACCAGAGTCAGACGTTTGCAGAATCTCGAAAGATGCTGTGCCTGATTTGTCCGCAGAGGTTACGGCGATCATCTTGCCACGAGCGTCCATCACTTTAGCGTGTTGGTCAGCATCACGGCCAATATCGATAACTGAGTCAGCGTCAGGGAAGCCGCTGATTGCAATTTCATCGATGAATAAGTCTACACTTGAAAAGCTATATTGCTTCATGTTCTACCTCAGAGCGGCCAGCAAGAGCACTGACCGCTATTTCAATTACTCGTTGAAGTTACCAGTGATAACAACTTCATGTAGTGCACCTGCACCAACCAGTTCTACTGACATACCACGGTAGATACGGTTGCCCTTATCCGCCGCTGCAACGTCCGCTACTGGGATGTAGATGATGCGGTAGCCTAGGGGTAAGTACTCGCCTTGAGCGTTGTGACCTGGAGCACAGAGGCCGTTAGTCACAGCTTGGCGACACGCACGTTCAACTTCAGTTACCAGAACTTCCACACCACCGTCGGTGTACGGGACGCGTGTTGGTGTACCACGTAAGCGGTTGAACACACCAACCTCTACGCGGTTACGGAACCAGCTTACCCCGTGGTATGCATCGAACCATAAGCCCGAAGCCATGCGGGAGTCGCTGTACACGTTCTCGCCTGCCACGTCTACCACAACGTTACAGTTGTTTGACTTCAAGCCGTTCAGCTCAGAAGTACGTAGACGCTCTACAGTAACACCTGGGATCGACTTTAAGTTCAAAGTGATCATGGTGTTGGTACCTTCGAAGTTCACCAGCATCGCACGGCCAGCTACGGCAGCAGATGGGTATTCATCGGGGTATGAGCTATAGTGAGATAACACACCATCATAAGTCTTAGCTTTCAGTTTACCTACGGTAGAGTTGACCGCGTCTTTGGTTAAGGCTTCGACTTGGTGAGTAGTGTTGAACAGGCAACGCTTGGTGGCATTCGCGAATGCTGCCAAACTATCAATAGCCGCTGTGTCACGGTACTTCTTATGCGTCATGATGCCCCAGAAAGTCGGGTCATAGTCGTCCGCACGAGCAACCGTTACGCTTGGCGTCTCAGGAACTTGTACTGGAGTGCGTACAGCCCCTACGCTTTGGGTCAAGCCGAGCATTAATGCAGTGTCGCTGATGTCGTTTGTTGCGAAGCTAATTTCAGAGTTGGCACCGTTGGCAACTGAAGTGAGGACTAAGTTGCCGTTCGCCACAGCAACACTCGCTCCCGTCAGGGCTGTGTCGAGGATTTCCGCAACTTCCGTCACAGAAGTGGCCGAGGAGAAGTCAAGGTCGCGAACCTGAGTCATGGAGCCGTTGACAGTAATGTCGAAGCCACCAGCTTTAACCAACTGGATTGATGACAACGCACCGACTGCGCCAGACGTGAGCTTAGCGGGAGAGCTCACGGTGCGCACTTGCACTACCATGAAGTCTTTGCCGCCTGAGCCACGGAAGGTCAGGTCAGCTTTCGCAGTTTCTGAGTTAGCGCCCCACGCAGCGACGACTTCGTCATGAGTGCTGTAGGAGTCAACGTCGCCTACCATAGGAGATACAGGCTGTTCGTCTGTTACAAATAGTAACTTGCCGAAGCTTGCAAGCTCTTTTGGCTTTGGAGAGAACGTAATGGTTACATCCACTACGGTAGAAATAGGTAAGCTCATTTAAGCTCCTTTCAATTAAGTTGTTTGATGGTGAGCTGTTTGTCACCTTCGTCGTATTGACCTTCCCATTCGAGGGTATCTATGGTTTCAATTGGTGTGTCAAACTGACGCACTACCATATAAGTCAATAATAGCCCGTCTCTAATCTCCCAGTTCGTTTCCATCTCCTTCGACTCGTTAACAAGGCGTTTGTGGGAGATGAAGGCGAAGTTATGGGAGGAATAAAATTCCTGTACCTTCGCGAGACGCGTAGTCGACAAGAACTGAGAGCAGAGCGGGGCACCTTCTGTGAATAACACTTTGAAGGTTAATAAACGTACACCTCGAGAGCGTTCGTAGTAGATCCCGTCTTTGAGCACTGTTGTAATTTTGTCAGTACCTGGGTTCACTTCATCCACGAACTTTACCGCCGCGAACGAGGGTACTTTCGGCCTTGGCTGGTTGTGCTGCATCTCGTAAGCATACTTCGGCTTATTCAATGATAGAGAGACTAAGTCCATCATCTTTTGCATATCATCAACATCGACCACTATAGGCCTCCAGAATTCTTGCAATAGGAATCTCGACCGTGCCCTTGGTGATGGTCATGCCATCAGGGTACTCGAGGGGCTGACTAACGTCGATAGGTTGAGCAGTCGTATCAGTGAAGCCCACAGCTGCCCAAAAGCCTGCTGCTGAGTAGTCTCCTTCACGCGTGATCTTATACTGCTGCCCGTTGTGCGAAAGCACTGCGTTAATCGGCAAGCGGAACGGAGATGAGAATTTCATTCCCGCTGGTGTCCTTTCACCTACTTCTTCCGCTTTTAAGGATTCCCCGTAGGTGCCATGGTCTTGGTCACCTAGAGGTAATGGGGTGCATATGATTGGAATACCGCGCCCGTAGCCACTTGGAACCCAGCGATTATTATCATCATAATAACCAACGATTTCTAAATGAACTTTCACAGTAGTCGTTGTCTGCGCCCCGAATGCTCCACGGAGGTTAATCATTATACAACCCTCGGCCCCGCAAATGCCATGCGACGCCACTTAAGATACAGTTGGCCGTAGGAAGTAGCAGTATATGGGTCGAAGTTGTTTTGCATGTCGCGAGATACAGCATGCTCAATCATAACATCATCCACTTGCTTTGTCCTGTACGGTTGTAGTACGGAGTGGTCACCTGCCACCCAGCTCTCGTCCAATGCGGTGAGGTGGGCAATCAGGTAACCTTGGGCGATCTTGTACACACGGGGTTCAATCCATCGGTACGGGTTGTCGCCCATTTCAACTGTTGCTTCAAGAAGCTTCTCATTGAACAGATCTTCGCACACGGCGACAAACTGCGGAAACTTCTTGAGCCAATCTTGGTAGGTTACCATGCTTGAGCCTTAGCCGAACATGCGCTCGTATTGAGCTGTGATTAGCTCGTCACTCACGTCCTTCGGCAGTGGGTAGCCTTGTGCATCAGCGATCTTTTCACGCATCTGCTCGACAGTCAACTTACATGCTGGCTTCTCGATGATCACCAACTTACGTTCAGTAACAAGTTCCCGCACAGGGTAGAATGTCTTGAAGTTGCCGTCACCGTGGACGACTGACATTTTCTCTGGCGCAACGTTACTTTCTTTGCGAGCACCCGCTTGCACCTCTTCTAGTACAAGCTCGATGCCCTGACGTTGGGACTTCGTTTCTAAAGCCTTCGCCCAAACATCATCAGCTAGTTCTACAGTAGCGCCAGCTGGGATGCGGATTGAGCGTAAGTCTGGTGGTGCGTCTTTGGTAATCTTGTTACCATGGGCGTCTATGCCGTGCACCTTCTCACCCGCGTTCATACGAACCGTAAACCCGAGGTAGTGTTCAGTATCGTTCTTTACTTGCATGTTGTTCTCACTTAGTTGGAAATTGACAGGCGGCTGTTACACCGCCTTAGAGCAGGTAGGCTTAGATGCCGTACCAGATATCGATAGCGCGAGGATAAGTAACCTCTAAGCCACCGAAGCGACCACGACCTGGAACTTCGTACACTAGGCCGTGAATCTGTACTGGCATGAATTGCAGTGGCAGAGTTTCGCGGATACGGATAGTTTCCAGACCTTCTGGAGTGCGTTGGTTTAACACAACGAACAGGTCAGAACCTTTACCAGTACCCATTGGGATACCGTCTGCGAATTCGTTCAGAGGCTTGAAGTCCGCCTTGGTGATACCGAATTGGTTGTTTTCGCAGAAGTACTGGCCGATAGTCTTGTCAGACATTGGGCTACGTGGAGTAGAGAACAAGTAGTTCCACTTCGTAGTAGATAACCAGATCTCTTTTGGAGAGTGGATCTTCTTGGTCAATGCGTACATTGAGCCACAAGCTTCGTTCAAGTCAGCCAGAGCTTCGTCTGGTGTCTTGTCTTTCCACAGAGAAGAGCCGCTAGCGCCGTTAGCAACTGGTTGACGGATGATGTCTGCGTTGGTGAAGAAGCCGCCTAGGCCTGCTTCTGCGTCGCCACGCCATACAGTCGAGTTGATGTACTCTTCGTAACCACGACGTGCAGCCATGGTCTTACGAGCTTCTAACGGCATACCTGCCATAGCAGCAGCAGAGATTTCATCGATGTCCCAATCGTAGGCACAACCGACAGACTTGACGGTAATCGAATATTCTCTACCAGAAATATCTGATTTAGGTAAGTCAGTAGCACGGGCGTTAATCACCTGTGCGCGACCAACACGGTCGAACGAACGATAGGTCAGAGTACGGGCACCTTCGCCACCAAAGGTATTGGTAGTGAAGCAAGAGCGAGCTTCTAGGTCAGGGTACAGGACGTCATACGTTTGGGATTCGATGGCTTCAAGCTGTCGCTGGAAGAACATACCATCGTCATCACGCAGGGCTTCTGACGCATCGACTAGGCGTTGGATATCGGCACGCAGCTCGACTTCTTCGAATGTTTCTTTGCCAGCAGCGTCAACTAAACGAACTTTAACTTTACGTAACATTAGGGATTCCCTATAAGAGCGGCCACCAGAGTAGCCGCTTGAATCAAAGTGTGCTTAAATTAATATTATAAATTAAGCGAATTGCAGAGCGTTGGTAATTACCACTGGGATAAGAGCACCAGCTTCAACGGTCTTGCTGATTGCCCAGCGTACGTTCTTCGCTTCAACGAAGTCAGTAGCAGCGGCTACAGCGAATTGACCAGTCTTCGTGTTTACGAATACAGCAGTCTTACGATCCGCTTGGCCAGCATCTGCAACTTTAACGATGATACGACCATCGTGCAGGATCGGCAAGGTGTCGCCTTTCTTGAAGACAACAGTGCCGTCAGATGGGCGAGTTGCTGCTTCACGGTCGATTTGGCGAACTGAGATACCGTGTACTAAGGCTTCACCGCCTAGTTTCACGCCACGCTCACCAGTGCCTACGCTTACAGCCTTACCGAAGCTAATAGCATCATCAGCATACCCAGTAGAAATGTCTGCACGAGTCTGTTGCAGGCCATGCATTTGGCCTTCGTAACCGTCACCAGTGTTGATTGTATATTGTTGAACAGGCATGAGAACCCCTATTTATGAGAGTTGCGATTGACCATACGTTGACGTGCTTCATCGCTCTTGGATGGGCGAGCAGCAGGCGTAGGGTCGAAGGAGAGATTGTCTTTCAACGCTGTGCTAATGGCAGAGTTATCACCATTATCAGCGTCTTCTAACAGAATTTCGTAACGCGCGTTGATATACGTGTCACTGCGGTCAGACATATCTTTGCCAGTGTGGTCTTGCAGAATCACACGCTTGGCTTCGATAGGTTCCATGCCGACTAGATCTTTGTCCGTGAACTGAGAGGCAGTTGCCAAGAAGTCAAGAGCGTCACGAACTTGCTGCTTCACAGAGGCTTTATGCTCGTCACCTGCCAGCTGGTCGCTTAATCGCGTCACTTCGGCTTTGAGAGTTTCTAGCTCTGTGTGGACAGCTTCTAGCTTAGCTTCTGCGTCGTGGAGCTTAGCAGTGGTAGTTTCGTGTAACTCCTCTGCGTCCTTTAGCTTCTGTTCTAAGTTAGTTTTATCAGAACCTTCTGGCTCGTTAGAGCCTTCGAGACCGTTTTCTGGTAACACCGCTTCGTCTACTTCTTCTTCGAGTAGTTCAGCGGAGTCAGCAATACGAGCGTTACCAGCACGACCAGAAGGAACAATCGCAACGTGGTTGTTACGGATGGTTGTCTTGATCGCATGATAGCCTACTCGTTTAGCTTCTTCATCAGACAGGCGGATTAGTTGTGTGCCTTGGCCAGAAGAGAGCTGTTCCATCCCTTGCTCAATAGCGTCCAAAGCTGCGCGGTCTGAGAGTACGATGTGCGCTTTCAGGTTGTCGCCGTCACGGAATGGCAAGCCTACAATATGCCCATGTTGTAGCTCGGAAGCGTTATCAACATCAACATCGTCGTCAGGATGGAGGATAGTGATTGGTGAACTGTGGTAAGACTCGATTGAATCTTTACAGAACAACTCTTCAGCAGTAGTCATCACTTTAACTACTTGAGTCGCGGGTAAGTCAGAGAACAGTTTGCCTAGCTGACCAGCAGAGTAGTTCATGATGCCCGTGCGAGCAATCGTCGCAGGAGCAATCATAGCACCACTGTCTTTAAAGACACGCTGGGTAGGTAAGTCACAACCATTATCACTTAGGCTTACTTGGAGTTTTCTTAGAAGCATTTGAGGATGGATTCCCTGTTGGTGCAGGTGGAGGCGGGGCTTTGCCTAATGATTCCAATTTGAAGGTGTGCTCAGATTCAAGAATCTTAATAGCAGTATCACCAGTGAGGATACCACCAGTTACAAGCATGTTGAGTGCTTCACTGAGGGTCTTGCGACGTTCTTCTCTCGTTAACGCGCTCTCTGGGAATGGACTAATCCACTCGTATTCAATTGGAGGTAAACCACAATGTGCTGCGATAAGCTTGTCGATCACTTCTAACCGTGGGTCGAAGTTCTCAGCCTGCTCACCTTCCAGCATGTCAATGTAGTTGTTCAAGTCAGATTCACCAGTAGCATTCATACCATCTGGAGACGCCGACAGGAATCGTGTGGCGGGAATACCACAAGCCGCTGCTACAATACGAAGATATTCCCAGATCAAATCCTTCACGCCGTTGAGCGCGATGGTCTTTGTGGTGTATTCTTCTGTGTCGTCGAGCACTAATACGTTATGGTTGGACTTTAGAGTCTTCATCATACGGAAGCGCTTCATCACAGCTTGCTCACCTGCAGGATGCGTAAGTAACTGTTGCAGGCCTTGCACGGTCACTACGTCAACGTTGGCCTCTTGGACTAACGCTGCTGCTGCCTGTGCTGATACGTGGAAGTTGTCGATAGTCGACGCCAATGGAATAAGAATAGAATCAGAATACCATTGGTTCTTCCAAGTCTCGTAGCGAGTCAGTGGAGTGCCTTCAAAGCGTAAGATGCGTGAATGGTGAATCGACACAGTTGAACCACCTAGCATATAGTGCGTAGGGAAGCCGTATTGTGGACTCAGCGCGTTCATTTCCGTTTGGCCAGTGGGCATTAGACGTGTGCGGTCTACCACTTGCAAGCCACGGATACAGTTACGTTTTAAGCGGTCGAGATTGAGTGGTGTGTGAGGGGCACCTGTCCCTCGAATGTCGAGGATGATGGCTGATGTGCCAAATACACGTGCCCACTTATACGCATCACGGAATAGATGCTTCACACGGAACTTCTTGTCAGCTGCTTGCGCTTCTGGTGTCTTGCAACGTCTCCACTTACGCGTAAGGTCTTGTGGAATGATGTCGCAGACTTTCTGCGCAACCCAATCTTCGCGGTAGCGAGTAATGAGTTCATCATGGTCGCGGTTTCTTCCAGACCGTACCCAGCGGTTTCCAGTACTTTTGTCTTTGTCGGTACCCATACCTGTGAGAAGGTTTTCGAGACCGTCGTGGACAGACTGTAAAGACTCGTCAGCGAGTGCGGCCGCGAGTCCTTGTAACGTGGGTTCTTTAGGAGCCGTCATGAGCACCTCGCTTATTTGCGGCTAGTGAATCCCGAAGGTTTCTCAATGTGGATATCACCAATTGAGTCGATTTCTAACTCTACACGAGCAGACAGTGCACGGATGCGCGCGATCGGTTCGCCAGTAGGTGTGTGTACCAGAGTTAAATAATCATTGTCTTTAGAACGAGCGTCCAGACGTGTTTTTAAGGCCATTAGTTTCTCCTAGAGCCAAGCTTCGTAGTTGGCGGATGCCGCACCGAAGGCAATTGCTGCTGCATCGGATACGTTGTCGATGAAGTCATCGTGCCCTGTACCTGAACCTTCCCCTGTCATGTTGAATGTTTCGCGTTGAATGTGCGCCAGATGCTTATGTTGAGTGGGCATTCGGAAGCGCCCAGCTGTCCAAAATGGTACTGTAAATAAGAACCGCGCAATCTTATCGCCACCTGACTTATCCCGTGGTACTGGTAATACACGCACTGTAGCAGAGCGTGCAAAGTACTGGTTAAGGAATTGGCCAGATGATTTATCCTCTAGATACAAACCAATAGGCATTGTATTAGGGTGACGCATATTCAACCCAGAATGTTTCTTCCAGAAGTCTTCAATCATCTTCTGCACTTCGGGGGTTTCATACTTGCCTAATTCTAAGTCAGCAAGTAGTAGGGTGCTGTCGTCCAGCAGGTACCAGAGACAGATGACGGAATAGTCAGAATAAGTCTGTTTGGTTGAAGCTGTATCCGCAGTCATAAAGGCTTTGCGCACTTTAGACATTGGGATCTCTTCATAGATATTATCCATCCACCAGCTTTCTTGCACTAGGCCAGAGCCCTTCGCTGTTGGTTCTCCCATGTACTGAGAGTAGAAGGTGTATGGGATTGCAATACGCATTGCACGGAGCGACTCTAAGCTTTTACGGCTTGGCCACAGTGCGGATTCCCCTTCTCCACGCTTTAAGTCGTAGAGATACGGGATCATATGCGTATAGTTCTGACGCGTCTCAATTCGCTTGTACCATTCAGGAGAACCACAATCAGGTGTGATGATTCCTGGGATGTTGAGGAAATGGTATTTGTCAGAGGAGTTGCCACGTAAGAGATAACCTACGAGGTCTTCGTCGTGCACCCGCTGCATGATAACCACGATTGGCGTGCGTGCGCAGGTAATTTGCTCACCATCAGGGCCAGTAACAACGCCGTCATTAGCGAGTCGCGACATGAACGTGTTGTCGTAGCGGTCATTGATTTCTGTCCGTACTTGATTGGAATACGCGTCTTTCGGTTTGATGACGTCGTCCACCACCAAGCAGCCAGAGTAGACAATCGAGAGTGAACCAGCACCCTTCCCTGTCATCTTACCGCCCGTTGGCACAGCGTTCATTACACCAGCACGTGTGGTACCCCAACGTTCCAGCGAGCGCTTGTTCGGGTCAATGCGTACAGCAGGGAAGATCTTTTGGAACAGGCCTTCCAGCATAATCTGTCTGATATAACCTGATGATTCCGACACAACGTCATCCGCATACGACGTGATGATATTGTGGCTAGTAGGGTTACAACAGAAAGAGTACAGCGGGAGGAAGATACTAAGGATTTGAGTTTTAGAATGCCGTGGAGGAATGCACACGATACCACGGTCGATTTCGCCTAAGATAATCTTTTGGCAGAAGTCGAAAATGATTTCGTGGAAATCTTGCAGTTGGAACTTGAAGCCCATTTGCAACTCAAAACACCACAATGAGAAACGGCGGAATCCAAACTCAGGATCCATGAAGTACTCGCGGACACGATTGGCGTCAGCTGTAGAGATGCGATCCAAGTCTACGTCCAGAGGCGACTGAATAATCTCCTCGAACATTGACGCTTGAACTATCTCAGAAACAGCGTCTTCCATCGCGGAGTCGCTGCGAGTACCTTCGGTGATTTGCTTCTTTAACTCTTCCGAGTACATTTTGGTGTTGTGGTACGCACCAGTTTCGAAGCTGACAATCTGAGCAGCGATCAAAGAGTTCAGTACAGCATTGCTGGTCAGGCCTTGGCCATCCCGTTCTGCATGAATAGTTTCTTTGTACTGCGCAATGATATACGGGTTGTTTTGGACGTACTCACGGAGTTTCGGAAGGGTGAACATTACACCCTTCGCACGTGACACCTTGAGCAAATCCCCGTAATGTTGAACCATCTGGCTAACAATATAATTATCCAGATACTCTTCAATCGGTTCTAGCATTAACTACCTCAGAGGTCGAATTCGAGACCTGCTGTGTCGTCAACAATTGCACCTACTTGGTACGCGCTATTCTGCAAATCTTGCGGAGCTGTTTGAATGCGCTTACCGTCAATCCAGTCTTCCATATATGGCAGTGGGTTGGTAGCAGGCACTTCAAAGTCAGCAGTTAATCCAAACACAGTGTACACTGGAGCAGCCATGTAACGAACATACTGCTTCAATAGTTCCGCATTCAGACCAAGTACTTCTCGGCCTTCTGAGAATAAGTATTCTGAGAAATGGAGTTCTTGAGCAACGATTGCGTCTAGCACCGCCTTGATACGTGGCAGAGCTGCCTTCATCGCATCAGCCATGGTAGCATGGTTGATCTTCTGAATCGCCGCGCCGAATTGCGTGTGTAACACTTCGTCACGACAGATCAGTTTCACCAGACCAGCAACGCCCATGAACTTGCGGCGATATGTTGCGACACCGAAGGTCACAGCAAATGAGGGCAAGAATCCGATTTCTTCCAAACCAAACAACGCAGCCAGAACGACGATGATATCTTCTTCTGTTACGTCTTTGCCTTTCTCTTGGAACGACTCAAACTCTTCGATAACCGCGCGTGAGCGAGCAATCAGCTCGTGATTCGCGTAAGTCGCAGTGAGGACTTCTACAGGGTTGTCGAAGGTCTGTTTAACGATATGCGCATAAGTACGTGCGTGGACCGTTTCAAAGAAAGCCCAGATGTTGATTAAGTGTTCCATCTCTGGGTTGGTGCAGTGTGGCAATAGTAGCTGCGATACTGAGCGTGCTGCTACAGTGTCCATCAGATATTGCCAGCTGATAGTCTTGGTCATCAAGTCTACCACTTCCGCTGGTTCGGTATGGATGTCCATACGGTCTTGCGTAATGTCGACTTCGAACTCGTTCCAGATTTGGGACGCTTGTTGTTGGTACAAGCGCTCCAATTCGGGGTACTGGACGTTTACGTTGTCGCTTAAGCCAAGTGGTTCGCCAAGGAACAACTTCGCATAGCCATTGATATGGCCTTGATTCTCAGTGTTGAACAAAGACATTTGGTTCTCCTAAAGTTTACAGCCACCACTTGCACAGTCAGCATCTTGCTGAGCCATGTCTGAGAAGGCACACCGTTGAAATCTTCTGTGTTAGAGTAGTACATGGTTTTGATCCCTGCACGGGCTTGTTTCACCCACTCTTTCATCAGCTGACTCATCGGTACTTTGCCGTCTGGATGGCGGGAAGGTACATAATAATAATCAGCACTAATCGCTTGGTCAGTATACGCCTGTACCGCAGCATAGGCTGAAATTAGGACATCATTCGGAATGTCCCACGCTCGCTCTCTCACATACGCAGGGGCGATGTATGCCACCAGCCCATGGCGTGACGCTTTCTTCACCACTGTGTTTCTGACGGGGTATAAACCATTAGTCGCGTTGGAGAATACGGCGCTAGACTCGGTCGGCATGTGCGCCACGAGCACGCTGTTGCGGCGCGGCTTGCCACGGAGTGCTTCCCAGTCAAGCGTAGGCGCGCGCGTTGTGCGCTTAGTATCAATGGGTAGCCAATCGGTTTTGATGCCGCTAACGGGATCTCTGCCATGCTCTGTGACAAGGCGTTGTGTGCCTTTGAGCAGGTAGTAGTAGTGGCGCTCAGCGAGGCTTTCGATTAAGTCGGCGTCGCTGTAGCTCGCCCCTTGTTGCCCTAACCAATCCGCAAGGCCAGTGATACCGATACCAAGGCTGCGGCGCGATTGCATCTTAGCGCGTACGCGTGGTGTCAAGGCGGGAGCCTTTGTGATCAGGTTGTCCACGGTAAGCGCAGCGAGGTAGGCGATGTCTTCATATTCGTCTTCGGACACACGGGCAACGTTAATTGCTGCTAATGCGCAGAATGCGATTTCTCCATCTGATTCGCCATGATCAGCTTCTAAGTCGTACATGTTGGTGAACGGCTTAGTGGGCAGAGCAATCTCCTGGCAGAGGTTTGACAGGCGGATTTCGTCAATGAATGGAGTGTGGGTGTTTGCTACTGAATGGTTGAAACAGTAGATACGCCCCGTCTCCTGACGTAGTTGCAGGAAGCGCTTCAGCACATCGCGGGCTTTGAGTTTCTCACCAAGCATTCCAGAGATGCACTTAGTCTGATACTCTTCGTCCTTCACGACGGCTTCAACAAACGCGTCATCGTAGCTTAATGAATAATCCAGCTTGTCAAGACGAATGTCCAGAGGTGTACGTTGGGACTTGAGGGATAATAGTTCCATCACATCAGGATCGTACACAGAGAAGGTTACAGTAGCAGAGCCACCGCGACCCACTTGTGTAAACATCTTCACAGCAGTGTCGATGTTCGCGTACAAAGGTTGCTTGCCTAAATGCTTGATACGGCCACCTTTGACATCTGTGCCTTTCGCGCGTGTCGCAAGCTCAATACCAATACCAGCTTTCTTAGCAGTCATTTTGTATGCTAAATGAGAAGCTACACCAATCGAGTCGACGGTGTCGCCGCCTGTAATTACAGAGCAGCTGATAGAATCGAAGTCGCCGTTACGACAACCGTTCAACGTCGGAGTTGGCAGGTTTAGCTTGCCTAGGGCAATGGCTCGCGCTAAACGCTCACCTTCTGGTGTTACACCAAGGATGGCAATTGCTAACGCAATCGCTCCAATTGCTGGTGTTTCTACAGGAGACCCGTCAAGTTTCAAGCTGTACTTGTCACACCACTGAATCACCTGCCACGACTCAAACTCAGTGTGTCGTAGCTTCTCGTACCACTCTTGCACTGTTGCTTGGTTAGTGCGGATGCGGTTGTAAACGACGGGAGACCACAGTTGGTGGCTGAAGTATTCTTGCGCAAGATCGAAGAAGTGTGCGTCTGCGGAGATCCCTAGCTTGCGGGCGATGTTCTTACGAACGCGCGCTTGAACTAGTACTGACGCCATACGGCTCAAATAAATATCGTCACCAGCCAGACAGTGGGTGACAAGAGTTTCGTGTACTTGTGTAGAAGTCACCTTCGAAGGTAACTGCATTTCTACAGCTTTAACAACTCGTGCCCAATCGACTCCATGCTTCTTAGCGTATGGTGCCCAGCGTTCAATCTTGGCAATGTCGAATGGTTCGGTCGCGCCGCTAGCTTTCGTCACAAGACGGGTCTGCGGTTTCAAATACTGGGCTACGCTCAAAATAAGCTCCTACAAGAGTCTTCCTCGCAGCGCACTAAGAATACGTTGGACGTCACCGTCGATGTCGCCACGAGTAGTTGTTAATTGGATAAGATTTTGTTTATCCTTAGGGAATACGAATTTACGGATGTCGTTAGAGAATCCGAAATCTTGATGCATCAATTGCACCACAATCACCCGGTCGAAATGATCTTCGAGTACGGGCAGCTCAGGATCAAGTCCTAAGTCAGTCATCAGGAAAGTATTTGCTCTGGCGTTAGATAACCGTCGCAGCATATCTTTCATAAATACATCTTTACCACACTTCTTCTGTATACGGCTGCTGTAAGCCCATACGAAGTTCCGTGGTGTGTAGCCAGAGTTACCATAGATCTTGTCTTTCGTGTCTCTGTCAGTGGCAAGCTTGAGTAAATCTGGAATACGGAAGTGGTCGCCAGCTTGGCGTTTGATTTCGTTCGCGACAGCATCAACAGCATCGAAATGGAATAAAGACACTAAGGCAGAAGCCAAAGTGTCCTTACCAATTCCCGGTGGGCCGTTTAATGCTACGCACAGTGAAGGCGTAGATTGCATTTTAACCTCGGTTACGTTCCGCAAGTTTGCCGTCTTGGAATCCCTTGCGGTACTCTTCGTGGCGGATGGCATCAATCTCTGTTTCCCGTTGACGCGCAGCTTCTTCGTAACGAAGCAAGTCCGCTGCGTGTTGCTGCTGCATAGCTGGAATGTTGAGAGTTTCCTGTATCGCAATGTCGCGCTCTACGGTCATCTCGAGTAATGCGTTCTCTAGCTCTGCAATTCTCAGTTCCAGCTCTTCAATAGTTGGCATAGATCCCCTTGTTTCTAGTCGATGTCGGCTGCTGTCTTGTTGAAACGGATAGCCTTGAAACGGCCTTCACGGAGTGATCCGTTGGGTAGAATCTTCATAGCCTTAATCTCAACAACCTTCCCCACGATGTCGTGAGGGTGAGCAAACCAATGGTCTCGTTGCCCGTCAGTCATGCCAGATACGGTGAAACGTTGTCCGGCCTTGTTCTCAACAACCAAGAAACCAGTGGTGTTCTCGTACTTTGAACCTGCTTCCCCGCGACCAATGCCGCGAACTAACAAGTCCAGAGTTACTTCGCACTTCACCTTCATGAGAGTGTGAGTGCGCTTGCCCGCTTCATACGGAGCATTCACCTGCTTAAGGATGATGCCTTCGCCGTTCGGCTGATCAATGATGCGGTTGTAGTGATCCATCCAGACGTCTTTGTTAGTGGACACTGCAAGAAGTGTGGCGATCTCGAAGCAATGCAGAGTGGGAGATTTGCGCAAGTAGTTGACCACTTGCTTCATACGCTCGTAACGCTTAGAGAAGATTGTGTGAGGGTATTTCTCTAGTAAGACATCATGGCATTTGAATACCACGTCTTTCAGAGCTACCTTTGTTTGGTTGAAGCGACCATTCAGATCTTTGAAGATCATGCCTGGGATAGTGGCTTCGAAAATCAGTCGTAGATTCTGATTCGGGGTCGGGCCGTCCGCAAGTAGTTTGTCGTAGTGAGCCATACTTGGGAGTGAGCGATGAGTGGAAGACCGGATACCTTGCCATACGCCGTCGATGCAATCAACGTACATATACCAACCATCATATTTCTCAAATACCGCATACTCAAGTCCTAAGTGCTTGGGTGCTTTCTTTGCTTCTGCGTCCGACAGGTGGAGCGCCTTCTGCATTTCAATTCCGAGGGTGGTTCTCATTATTTCACTGCCTGTGGTTGGGTAGCGAAGGCCGAGCGGTCGATTAAGACCACTTCTTCGTTATTTAGACATGCTAATACGAACTTCTTCTGTGCTACGTTTAATGGTAAGGTTGCTGCGTACTCCGCCCACGCTTTGGCGACACGCATGTTTGGCACACGTAACTTGCGGGTTACGTAGTGTAAGCCTTCGAGGACGTCACAGATTTTCAATGCGATCGTTTCTTCCTCAGATAAAGTGCCTACCCAATTGACTCCGAGCTTGATCAGCATCTCTTCTTCAAGGCGGTCGAACGTTGCCTTTACTTCTGGAGAAGCACGCTTGGTGGGAGACGGCACATCGCCGATACCTACTTCGCCACAGTCGTGTGTGAGTGCTGCTGCAAGTAGTTTCGTAGATAAGTCACGTCCGTAGAACTTCAGCATCAGAATCGCTACACCCCACATATGCTCCGCTGTTGATTGCGCTGGAACATCGGGTTGCGCGTGGTAACGCTCCACACCGCCTGAGCGAAGTGTTGCTAAGACGTCGTCCGCAGGGATGAATGAAGCAGGGCTTTGTTCTTCTGCGACTTTGCGAGAGATTCGAATCATTTCAGTTGCATCCATCATCCCCGACAATTGAATTGGTCGCCCGCCAATACGGAGGTCAGCAATCTTCACTTCGTAGTTGAGGGTACCGTTGTTTGGAGCGTCCGCAGATTTAGGCGTTCGTAAAGACGTCGGTACACCATTAGCGGCAAGGGTCTCATTAAGCTGTTGCGCTTCTAAATCGCGCTGCGCGGCTTCGTATGAGGCAGCTTCCTCACTAGGAATAAAGCTTGCGAAATCCGTGTAGCAGCGAGTGAAATAGTGGTCGTTACCGTTGCGGTAACACAAGGCGTCTTTCCAGAGACCTCGGACTTGCATACGCCCGTGGCAAAACACAGTGTAATGCGACTTAGACTTAACGTGGTAAAGGCCGTCGCCGTGTTTTAGACCTGCAACTTCAGCAGGGGTAAATCCAACTGTAATCATACTCATAGGGTTCTCCATATGTATTTAAAGCCCCTGCTTCTTACGTAAGTATTCGCGGAGCTGTGTTCGCCGTTTTGCGGCAGTTGATTCTGGAACTAGTCCAACAAGCTGCATCCTACGCTTCTGTTCAGCAGCAGGATACTTATTAAAGAATGCGATAATCTTCTTCTCAAGCGCAGCCTCTTCCTTGCTCATACCCGACCGCTCTTGGTATGTTACAACCGAGTGACAAGTGATACATAGAAGCTCCAACTGAGATTCATCAACTAACAGCATTCTTTTACAGTAATCACCAAACCCCGCCATCGTGATTGTGCCAACCGTTTCTTTGTGGTTGACCTCAATCTTCGACACGAGGTGTAGCTTCTTACAGTGCGCACAAGCAATATGATAAGTCATTTTACCTGTGCTGGGGTTGACTATGCGTACACGATTCTTCTTTAGCATTTCCAACTTAACAGGGTGTTTAGTCCACACTTTTCTCAGTGCGCCACGTAACCACCGCAGGAACTCCGCTTCGGATTTATAGTAACCGTATGATCGCATAGTCGTTCCTTCTACCCGTGGAATGATACCACAGCTGAAATTGCTGGGTCATACCAAGAGTCTTTCAATTGCGCGGCATCGTAGTGCCACAGCTGGAACTGGCCAAGGTCATTTCGTTTCTGCACCATGTACAGACAGCGACCTGCCTTCAACAATTCTTCTTGCCATGCGTCACCGAAGCGATGTTGATATTGCGCGCGAACAATATCCATACAACGTGGATACGTGATGGCGTGTTCAAGTAAGCGGTATGCTTCGACTGGTCCAATACCGTCACGTTGTGTATACGGTTGACCTGCCTTGACACCTGTCTTGTACACCTTGTCCACTAGTTGGCCACAACCCATTACACCGTCTGTAGGGTCACCGATCAAAAGTTGGTAGCAGAAGAACCGTGGTCCGTTGCCTGTAACTTTCGACTTTTTACCGTTCCTAGTTAGGGTAAGATCACCATGTCCACTAACAATGAAGACTACTTCTGGCTGATGTTGAGTTTCCCAACGGTAATGGGGTCCACGACACTGAGGAATATCCTTGTCGATTGTGGCAATGATGGTAGAGCCATCAGTCTTCTGGTTCATCGCTAATAGATCATCAGCCTCTAAACCAGCTTCCATCTCACCATGATACATCGCAGTGATGTGTGCCTTGGCGTCTTGCAACGAGATTGGTAGCCAAGCACCGGTGCGGTTTGCTTTGTACATCGGGTCGATGACGTAGCGGAAGTTGTCTTTCGCCGTGAAGAAGATGCGAACTTTGCGAGCCCTAAGGCGCTGCTTCATGGTAATGATGCGACCTTCAATGTTACGTAGAATTTCTTCTAGCGTAAACTCCGAGGGGTCTTTACCATACTCTACAGCGGCGCAAGAGGAGAATACGAGGAGGTCGCCGTCAATCAGCAACTCCTCGTAATCATACTCCATAGACTCTTCAGCGCGGTTGAATTGCTGGATAGCCATGGATCACCCCTTATTGGAACGGATCAGCGTCGTCCGTGTCAGGTACAGCACCGCCTTCAAGGGCAGTTGGCTGTTCTGGCGTTTGTGTCGGCTCACCGTTAGTGGTAGGCGGCAGTTCACGGCGTTCTACTTGCAGCGCTTCCGCTAATTGTGGAGCGTCATCATGCAGAGACAACGAGGTCTTGATCTTCGCCTGTTGGCTGTATTCGCCACCACGGGTAGAGAGCTTGTTGAACATCTCTTCAGTCGCAGATGCATCCAGTGAGAACAAGAACGATTCGCCAACCAGTGGGTCAGTGTAACGAGCTGCATCTTTCTCACGCATAGCTGCTACGCCAGTAATCGCGTTGTACTTCTTCGTAGCATCAGCTTTAGTTGATTTCTGAATCAGAGAGATGCTACATACAGCGCCGAGTAATGCGCTTAGTGGCTTGTTGAACCCGTTCAGTGCATCCATCACTTTGTAGATGGTTGACTTCGGAGACATGTAGCCGTCAGTGTTGTACGTTACTGACATTTCGAATGTACGAGGTTGATCGTGCAGTTCAGCACCGTCTTCATCGCGCATGAATTCGTCTAAGCACTCGAATACTAAAGACATTTCATGTTTTGGCTCGGGGTATTGTTTAGAGCCTGGCTGTAAGCCTAAGTCAACAATGCGCAGTAAGCGAGCTGGATAGCCACCTACTTCGAGTAGAGGTGCGTCTGCTTTAGGTTGACTGGATTGTTGCGTAGCTTGATCAAATAAAGCCATTTGGGTCTCCTAAGGAGTTAGTGGATATGAGAATAATCAATACCGAAATCAATACCGCATTCAATTACGCGGCGCATATTCAGTATCTTATTAGCACGTTCAAGAGCTTCGAGCACAACGCCACGCCATAGCTCACGATGTTTCTTCTTAGTGGAGAGAATGATTTCATCGTGGAATTGGCCGTTCATCATTGGCTCACGGTTCCAACGTTCTAGGCAGAGTTCAAACAACTCGTTCACCCACATGTCGAAGACGAATGCGCCTGTGTGCCTTGACATAGAGTCGAGAAGCGGTCTTTCTCAGTCTTGAGGTGGTACCAGAGTTTCGCCACTGGGTTGTACTGCCAGTTAGCGCCGTTACAGGATTTGACTTCAGTCGAGCGAGCGATCTCGTTGATAGACCAGTTCAGAGACCAGTATGCATCAAAGAGTCGTTGGGCCGTTGCGAGCGGGATTTTCGCATCACGAGCGAGTCGTGGAGGTCGAGCACCGTACTGACAACCGTAGTTAGTCCGTTTACCTAAGTTACGCACAAGCTTGATCTTGTCTACACGGGCCTTAACTTCGTCCGTCTTCTCGATTAACCCAAGTTCGACGCCAACATAAAAATCATAGTCGTCTTGGGTACAGAAGTCACCCATTACAGCAATAGTAACGTGTGGGTCGAAGCCTTCTGTCATCTGAGCCTTTACGTACTCAGGGTCGAGAGGGATTTGGTAGTGGTGTTTGCAACGGTCTTCTAACGATGATAAGTCAGAGCCGAGTAGCTCCATCTCGTCACCGCTTTCATCCGCATCAAACGCAGTTAGCAATGAGCGCAGCTTCTCCCCATGAAGAACACGGGTGGATGGTACGTTTACGATTTCCGCATGGCGTAAGCGGAGAGTGTTCGTGAATCCAGCGGCACGTGCTGCTAGAGTCCCGCCTTCTTCGTTCGCGATCCAGTTCTCAACGAGGCCGAGGCGATGCTTGATGATACCTAGACCTTGCAGAGCTTTAACTTCTGGGAAGTCTTCTGCTAGGCGGTTAATATCAGGGTCGAGCTTGCCGCCACTATCCTTAACGTTGATTTGCGGGATCTTCCGTTCAGAGCCGTCGTCGTTACGCTTGTACTCGAAGGTCTCAGGTTCCCAGCCGAGGCTGAATAACCAGTCTTTCACCTGCTGCGGCGCGTTTGGGTTACCAACAACATCACCATCAATATAAGACACTTCTAATGTTGGGTCAATATCAGTGATGCCATACGTGCAGCAGAAGTCTAGCCATGCCACGCCATAAGCGGACAATCGGCCGTTGCCTTTGTACATACGTGCGGGGCGTTTCTTACTTTTCCACACGGGTTTGCGCGGGAGCACAGCCGCTAACTCTTCGCCGCGTGCCTCCTTCTCTTCTGCCCACTCGTTCCGAGCCTCTTGTGCAGCAGGGATATCGAGTTTCCAGCGGGTTCGCTGTTGGTTGCGGAGAGGGCGAGCCTTGATGATTGACACGTGAGAGATCGCTCTCCACGCATCTGGGACGATGCCGTCATACAGCTTCACAGCCATAGACCAGAGGCGCTTCCACAGAGAGTGTTGAATACGCGCGTCTTGCATTACACGACGGTTGTACTCCTCTTGTGGTAGGTTGATCCAGTCTTCCACAGGTGGCTTCGGTACACCAAACTCCTCGCCATACTCTGCTAAGCCATAGCGCATACGCATCGGCTCAAGGTACCATGCGAGGTAGAGTGTGTCGATGATGCGAGTGTTGCGTAGGTTATACCCGAAGAATGCTAGGGCTTCACCGTCGTAACACGCACCGTTATGCATTACCAACACTGGGTTAGTGTCGAAGAACGCTTGGAGCTGCTCAATGGGGCGGATCTCAACCCCGTTGACAGGGGCTAACGCGTGTGTGCCTTGAGAGTACAGCACTTCCATACCATCTTTAGTCCGCTTGAGGCCTAAGTTATGGAGGCGTGGCTTCTCTTGTTTCACCAGCATGTGGAGCAAGCCAGTGGTCTCGATATCCGCAGACCAGAAGTTATCAAGATCAGGTGTCTCGAGAACTGGGGCTAATCGCGGGGCGAGGTGGTGCCAGTTAGGTTTACTCATTCTGCCACCTGAAATAACATGTGCGAGAGGCCAAGAACCCCTGCGGCAGGTTCGCCTTTGAGGATGGTTTGCAGGAACGCCATGAACTGGACGAAGTCTGCCTCAGTCTTTACACGAGGTTTGAAAACATTACAAAACTTTTCCCAACTCACCAGAGTCGGTTCGCGACTAGGCGCACTGACGCGCACCTTCACGGAGATGGGAGCTTGAACTACTTGGATAGGCATGATACTCCTTGCAACTATTTAGTGGCGATAGGGCTATCCTTGTACGACTCGTCGTCCCAATTGCGCGGCGTCAGGCGACCTGTACGCTTCGTGTAATAAGTCTTGAAGCGACCTGTACGTCCAAACTTGCGGTTCTTGAGCACTACGAAGTACGAGCAATCGGGGTCAACTGCGGACTTGTTTCGCTCGAAGCCAAAGATCATGTGGGAGTAACGCATAGCCGCACGTGTGCCAGTGAACTGGGACTCCAGTACTCGACCGCCGTTCTCGTGTGAGCGTTGGTGAGGGCCCGGAGCGTTTAAGTGACTAAACATCATCGCCATGAAGTTAAACTTCTTAGCTAGCTTAACAAATTCAGCATTGACTTTACCTAGGTAGTCGTTCCTATCGGATGCTGTTAAGCCTTCTGATAATACTGTAGCATTATCAATAATAACCATATCGTACTTGTCACCCGATACACGGAGGACGTCTTGAATTTGGTTCCACGTCGTCTCAGGGTCTTCCACCGTAGTGATATCCCAGACGTCGAGATTGTTAGCGAGCCGTCGGACTGTGTTCTCTAGTACCTGCTTGTTACGAGGCGTGTCGCCGTCCTTGAGAGGTACGTGGTACGGTACGTTGTCGATCTTGCCAGCAACGTTTTGATACGTCTCTTCGGGCGTCTCTTCCAACATAATGGCTAATATTTTCCAGTTATGTTGAATGATGTTCCATGCGATAAGTTCGTGTGCAATCAGGGTTTTCCCGCAGCCAGTACCACCGCCGACTGAAATCAGTTCGCCGAATCGCTGGCCGTAGGTAAGCTCGTTCAACTCGTCCCACGGGTAGAGGGCACCCCACTCAGGCTCTTGCAGAATCTTGTCCATCAGACTATCCGCTGTTAGAACGAATTGAGCTGATGCAGAATCTGAGGTGGTGTTAAATACACACGCATCACGCACTTGGCGAGCGAGTCCCGCTTGGAGACAGGCGTTAGCGTCTTTCGCAGGTAGCGTAGCCACCTTCGCAGATGGGAAGACTTTCTTGGCTTCGAGGATCGCCTTATGTCCGGGTTCATCATCATCAAAGCATAACACTACTTGTTTGAAGCGAGCGTTAATCTCTTTCATTTGACGTTGCAGAGCAGGTCTCGCGCTGTCACTACCGTCAGGTAACGATACTACAGCGTAATCGTACGAAGCATTGGACGACATCATTCGCAGCATTTTACGCAGCGCAATTGCGTCTTCCTCGCCCTCGGTGATGTACAATGTTCCACCTGAAACTCGCTTAGCGCGCTCCCAGCCGAACAAATCCACATCGGTGTTTTCGCCTACGCCCCACATGACTTTCTTCGACATCAGCTTGATCTTAAACCGAACGATCTTGCCGTCTCGTGTGTACGGGAACGCAGAGGCGTATGGCGTCTTCCCGTCGTACTCGGATAAAAGACATCGGACTCCGTAGTACTGCCAGTCATCTGGGTCTATTCCACGCCATTGGAATTTAATGTAAGCAGCTACACGAATGTCGTCCAGCTCCTCTTGCACCTCTTCTGGCGTCTTTACCTTAATCTCTTTAGGGTCTGGCGGATTGTCGCCGTATGGGGCTTCAACTCTGACACCACACGCGAAACAAAAACCACTAAAGGTATTATCGGCGTTCAAGAATACTTGTAGTGATTTTCCTGACGTCGACTTACAATTCGGTACGTCGTGCTTCATGCGCTGAACGCATTTACCAGCCATCGGTACTCCTCAGACCTGTATGGGTCTTGCAGGTTGTGGAAAAAATAGCCCGCTACCATTGCATAGGTAACGGGCATAGAGCCTAGCTAGATGCTAGAGTGCTGATTACTCAGCGAACAGGTCTTCTTCAGCGTCAGCTGGTGACTCAGTTTCTTCGGTTTTAACGTCAGCACCAGTGGCAGCAGCTTTCTTGGCAGCGGCGGCTTCGGCTTTAGCAGCAGCAGCGGCTTCGTCAGCAGCGATACGCGCAGCTAAATCTTCAGACGGTTGGATCTCTTCGAACACAGCTAATGCGTCCACATTGATCAGGCCGTGTGCTAACAGGAACGCTACACCAGCAGACATTACGTTTACGTTGAACGCACGGGTACGGCCAACTAAACCTACTTCTTTGCCATTCACAGAAGTGTTAGCGAAAGAGTTAGACACTTTGCCGATCATTTCAGCGTTGTCTAAAGAGAACTGGTGTGCTTCAGCAGCAGCCATATCTTGGAATTGTTTGCCGTCAGTGGTAGCGAAAACTTGTAATTGCTTGATAGACATGAGTAAATCTCTCTTATTTAAAAAATGGGCGACATTGCCCGAAGGATTAGTTTAGTGAGTCTTCGGCATGCGTTTAACCGCAGCGAGAATCACTCGACGCATCTCGTCCCGCGTCCAGTCTTCTTTAATACCAGACACGTCAGGGAGTTTAATGCAAATAAGTTGGCGCAGCTTTCCGTTCTCACGGATCACGTAACGACCATTGTAACGCTTGTTGTTGCGCTTCTCGATGAACGGCGATTCGTTCAGACCATAACGTAGGAAGCCATTACGCTGTTGTACGTTTGGAATTGGAAGCCCTAAATACTTCAGTCCCTGCTCATATAGGTAGGATAAATCCTTCCACATAATATTGCATTGAAGTTGCTCAAGTTCCGAGACAAGTAGCACGGCGAAGATATGCTCATCCCGCTCGCACACAGAGCGCTTGTTAGTGTGGAAGTTGAAGTACTCAGGGCTTACAACTCCTCCAACTATAGTGACGCCTCGGACATAGGTGCGGTCTTCTTCTTGAGCTGCTGCTCGCATCATATCATCAGTACAATGCTTCATTAGACCAACTGGGACTTTGGTAGCACGGACAATACTTACAGCTTCTTTCAGCTTAAGCTTAATCCAGCCATACTTCCGTACGTTGCCATCAATTGGCGCCCAGAAGACAACCTGTTCTTCCAATGCTAGGAATGCTGCATCTTGCTCCCGCAGCCATTCTTTCATGATGTCAAGTACGAGCTCTTGGTCTTCTGTAAAATCAGACACTAGCATTTCCTTAACAGAGTTGGAGTTGATATTAAATTACGAATTAAAAGCGGGTGCTACAAGAGTGTAACACCCGTTGACCATATGGTCAAGTGGACTGCAATTACCATGACTAAATAATTGACTGACGCCCACAAGGAGGATACCACTTGAACAAACTACTTCACAGAGTCTAACGGTAATCGCACTCGGCGGCCATAGACTTGGATTACTACGTGACGAACACCACACTCAAGCACTTTGCCGCATACACCCGTCCTTACCTTCGCCCAGTCAAGGGTCGAGGGATAACGCGAGTTCATGGGCATAGCGTCTTCTAGGGCGCGACGCAGTTCAGCAATGGGTGCAATGATGCGTACGTTCTGACCTCGGGTGAACTTAGGGTTCAAATAGCGGTGAGTCAAGGTCATCAGCATATACCCAACAAAGACTAACAATGCTGTTGCTAAAACGATAATTGGATGAGAGGACATGCCTTTTCTCCAGTTAGGTCGAAAAATGCCACTCCTGTTACAGAGTGGCGGTGTACCCTTACTATTTAGAAGGGATCAGGTTCCTTAGTGTCAGCCATAGCTGGCGCTGTTACTGGCGCTGGCTCGCCTGCTGGAGCAGCTGCTTGTGCAGGAGCTTGTTGTGCAGCTGGCGCAGCTTGTTGAACAGGGGCTAGGGCAGAGTGACCACCAAGGGCTTGTACTACAGCAGCGATTAACGCAGGGTCAACGGCTGGCGCTGGAGCGGCTGGAGCCTGTTGCGCATCCAGTGGGTTGTTTTGAATAGGAGTGTACGTACGGGCAGGCGCAGCTTGTTGCTGACCGCCATTGGCACGAGCACGGAATTGCGCATCACGCTCTTCGTGACGAGCCGCTTCCTGCGCGGTACATGGGCGTACAGAGTTAGACAGCATTTGTTGGCCGCCTTGACGGGAGTACTGAATCCAAGTAGACACTTGGTACCATTGATCACCAAGTTTGAACGAGCCAAAATAGTGAGGCGCATTCGGGTTGGTGTTGTTGGTAGATTGTAACAGGTTGAAGTTTGCTACTTCCGCTGGGAATGGTTCCATAGCGTTAGCAGAAGCTTGGCCGTTAACAGGGGCTAAAGCAGGGTGTTGTAAAGTTTGCATAATGGTTCTCCAATTAATGCGAATTAGGTTATCGGACAGGTACACAAGCGAGGCGGAAGCTTCGGCTTTCTATCTGCGAGTTTATTTCGAGCATCGCGGATTTACAGTCGGCCGCAGACTGGTACTGGGGTGTTAACTCGGTGGTGTGTCCCCAGCTGAGTGAAAATACTACTATGATGAAGTACATGAGTTCTCCATTATTTAAGGAAGTCAGATTGTTTCCACGACATCATCCACACATTATCAGGTAGATTTGATTCGCAGATTTCTCTCACTCCATTTTGGTTGAACGATAGTTCACCCGCTCCACATCCCGGAATTGGGATTAGAGCATGTTGTTTGTTGTGCGCAGACATGAAGTCAACCAGTTGCATACAAGATGCTTGGATGATCTCAAGGTCAGCTACACAGTGGAATCCCGGAACTCTTTGCCCAATGCTGTACTCATCACGAGCATGGGACACTACTTGTTCGAAGGATTCCAGAATGATTGAGCTTGGCTTTACAGGGAATGCAACGATTGTAGTGTTCCCGATTTCACGGAGTGGCGCTACAATGTTACCGTTATTCCGAAGCGAACGTCCGAGTAGCAGAGGGAGGTCTGGGTACGTTTCTGACATCTGCTTAGCGATGCCCCTACCCATAACACCTACCCCACGGGACGTTACAAAACCGTTGGTGGTGATTGCGAGTACGTCAGGCCGTCCGACGTAGTCCATGATATTGCCGGTCTTGTACTTCATAAGGTTCTCCTTGAATGTACAATAGTTCGACTTGTCTGTCAATACCTTGAGGCGCGCTAGCGCCCTGAGCTTTTACTTGTTCCAGAGACCAACGATGCAGTGCTCCTGAACTCGCGAACAGGATTGCTGCAATGGCAATGACAATCGAGAGCATAAAGCCACAGACTATCACCCACAGGGGTTGTGGGTTCCACGCGCGGTAGTACATCGGGTCGTCTTTCGGGTTGTACCCGCCTTTATAAGACATGAGATCCTCCAAATATTCAGGCTTGACGACGCCACAGGCCAGCGTTAAACTTCTCACAGAACCGAATTGCTTCGGCTCCGCTATCGCAGTTAAACAGGTTGATGTTCTTGTCGTCGTAAATACGAATGTTCCAACAGCTACAAGTTTCAGGATGGCACATGTCGTGGCCTGATTCAAACTTGAGGTTGGGGTACAGTTTACGCAGTTTGCTGATTACCATTATTGACTCTCTTTCGAATGCACTCAAGGAAACTACTGAAGTGTAGCGCGGTAACTGGTTTTCCTGTTTTAGGGCTAATCCAGCGAGCTGTAAAACACATCGAGTCTTTCGTATACATTAGAATTTACCTGTCACATGACCTACTGGCGCTAAATGCGTGAAGTCACCCTTCTGTGAATAGTGTTTCGCCAAGTCTTCTGTCTTCGCGATTTTGCGTGCCCTCTCACGATCTTGTCGCGCGCGTATAGCGGCACGATAATCTTCCGAACCACGTGGGCTCGCCGTGAGGGACACATCACCACAAGAGAATACAACGTGGTTCGACATGACAGGCTCCTTACCAGCTAGAGATACAAGCAGTGGTGTCGATACGCGAGCGTGTGCTGCGGGTAATAACTTTCACTTGCTGGTTGTTCTTGCCAGTTAAAACTTGGTGTTCACAACGCTTGAACAGACCTTCGTTTAAAGGAATGCCGTGATCTGCGTGTGGGGTTAGCTTACGTTTTGATGTATGCATTTGATTCTCCTCAGTGCATTAACTATCATGAATAAAAAGGGTCGGTCAACCCTTGTGCTTGGAGGTTACAGAGATGGCAACTAAGCAACTTTATAAAAAGCACTCTAGCAAATGTGAGTGCTCTTCGGAAAGGTGTTTGTTACCGAATTTGACGACGAGTCACTAACGGTAAGTATGTCAGCGGGTTCTTGTGTTTCGCAACCAGCTCGTACAATGCTAGACGTTTGTCAGCACGGCGGATTTGGTTAGCGGTTGCCACAAGATGTGGGAATTCGTAGTGGAAGTTGTCTTCGTATGCGTCCCAGAACTTGCCAGTAGCATTAACAAAGATTTCACCTGTTGTAGGGTCGTTTGTTGCATATGCAGCGTTGCCCTTAAAGTCAAACGCATCACAGACATGCACAATATAGTCGTACGCCATATGGATAAGAATATCCACATCCTTACCATTGACTTTCAACTGTACTACACCATACAAGCGGCATTGGTCGTAGTCGGTATCCATATCAGTGACTTCTACATTGAATCCCGCTTTGCGCAGGTCGATACAGAACTTATCTGCCCACTCTTCCACCGTACGATACGATGGGTCGTGACGTGGGGAATAGATAATATCAATATCACCACCGCAAATACCGCTCAGAGCGGAGTTAAACACTTCCGAATTCATTTGAGAAACGAGTAGGAAGTCGCGACACAATCCACCTGCTACGTGGCTCGTTGCATTTAGGTTTGTCAACACGTTTGCAATCGAAACACCCAAGCGGATTGAGTCTGAAATTTGTTGTAACATTTGGTTCTCCTTGTGTTACAGTTAATATAGTTTTATCACACCCTTGAGGCGCGCTAGCGCCATACCTAGTGAACTGTGACCTCACACGAACCGCAGTAGTGGCCGTGGATTACACAGCCACAATGTGGGCATTGGTCTTCATGGTTTTCAAGGATGTGCATTTGAACTACTTGGTCAAACGGGTGCACTGGAGTTACAGGCTTCGTCTGACCACTTGGATTAGAATTTAGCATCTATAACTCCTAGTGGAGATTTATTCAGGGTAGATTTGGCGGAGCACAAAGTGCGTAAGCCACTGCTCGAAGAACATGCCTGAATTAAGGTATTCAGTATAATCATCAATGTGCAGTGGTAACAACACTTCATGCCCACGTAGTCGAATTAGGATGCCCTCGCTTTGCACTACAGCAGAAACGAGGCCTACACCGACTACTAGCTCTTCCCCATTTAAATCAAAATGATGGATTTCTCTTGCATCCAACTGAGACTGTAAGAAGTGTCTCACGATTGGTTGAATGCGGAGGGTTAACAGCGAGTTGCTGTGAGATTTTGTCGGCATAGTATTTTCCTATTACGACTGAGGTTTACGAATAGAGATTTGGAACTCTCGTTCGTAAGTTTGTACTTCGTTCCACACCTTGCGGGTTTCGAGTTTAACGTTGGAGCCAACATCGCGGGCATTGTCAACATGCACCACTACGTCTGACTCAGCATACATGACTAACTTACCATGCAAGTTGTTCGTCAGGTAGTTCTTGGCAGCATTATCAGTGATGCGGTACGTTTGGCAAATACGAATTACGTCGAGTTTCCCGTCAGAGTGTCGAACTGCTAACAGGTGGCGGCGTGGTTCGTCTTGCGCAAACAGATCTGTCACTGCCTCACGCGGCGCGTCGGAGACCTTGGCTGCAACGGCGTCAATGTGGTTGCCAAAAGACACAGATGTTCGTGCGCTCTTGTTCCCGTCACGGTAGCCTATAATTGTAACCGTTCCTGCCGGCGTAATACTCACATCACGTACTAGATACGGTACTTGTGCGCGTCCCAATACATACATAACGCCACTTGTGTCGAGACTTACAGGCCAGCGAGCCACTGCTTTGCGGCACAGGTCCATCCACTGTTGCGCACGTTGTGGGGCGTTAAAGTCATGCATCCCTTTGTAGACAGTCGCGTCGATGGAGCCAAAGACTACTACTAGCGGGAGACTTAACAACACAGGGGCACGTGGATTTGCATTGAGAGGGAGCGTGCGAACTTGAATACGACCTGCTCCGCCGTTGTCCAGACCTTCAGGAATGACTTCTATGGTAGGGTCAATTTTGTGGAACTTCGCGATGTGTGTTGGTAGCTCGATGTGGAGCGGATCCCCACACATCAGCAAGCGTAAGTACTCCCGTAAGTTCTGCGGGGTCGCTGCTTTATGCTTCGCCAAGAATCTCAGGCGGGTATTGCCGTTAGCGGTATTTCGCACCATCCTAACTGCTAGTTCTGCTTGGCGGTCGGCAATGTAACTCTCCACCTTTGCCACGTCCTCCACGTGATCTACGAATCGCTTGATTTGCGAGTGGTTGATGTCGGGCGAAATGTGTTTAACATTGTCCACAGCGAAACTGGCGTACTTCTTAAGGAATGGTTTGAGGTTGAATGCGTGGTGCTCTGACAAATCAGTGCTACGAATCCAACAGTTCTCACGAATCCAATCAAGGCTGTAACTTACGGTGGTGCGGAAGTCGCCGAAGCGCACTAGCACTTCACCACGAGCGGCAGAGCGTTGTTCGTGGATTGTGCCGATACTACCTAGCAAACCATAGTTCTTACCAGAGGATTTGTTGTGGTAGATTTGTGAACCAGCGATCATCTCCAACGGCATCTTGGGATGAATAGGGTAAAACAAGTGTAACGGTACCATGGGATTCTCCTTGGCGAGTTTAGGTTTATTCGGCATCGCCTTCAAGAAAGCGGTACGGATTATGAAAATCTTTGGTAGCAACGAAGTGAACATATTGTGACGGTTCTCCAACTTTAGTGCAACGAGGGGCAGACGCGCAGTAGTCACCGCCATCTCGGAAGGCGCAAGGTTTGCACGGGGTCTTGCCGACTGTTGACATGTCCGTGGCGACTACTGTCACTTCAGCGTCAAGCACCTTTAAAGTGGTGCCTACTGCAATTAAATCAGGCTTCATTGCAGTTTCGAATTCACGGAATTTGTTTCCAATTACTTCAGCATCTTCAAATGTCATATAGACTCCTTGGCTGGTTGATGTCGGATATACCAGTCAGTGGCCTTCTCGTCCTCCCGCTTTGGATACCAGCTGGCGAGACAAAAGACCTGAATGGTGTGAATCTGGTGTAACAGCTGAAGTGTCGCACGTACATCTTTGGAGATTTCCATGCGTGTCGCGCAACACTTACGAGGCCATTTGTACCAATGATGGCGGTCATAGCCTCTTCGAATGTCATACAGACTCCTAAAGTGAATGTAATGTGCCTTCGAGGTATCTCCAGACACGGACAGGTTTCTTCTCACGTTGCATGAAGCGCATCATATGTTCAGAGCCTCGAGAGGTGCCGTCCCAAATGACAGCTGCCGCATTTGCAACTCTTCCCATATCTTCATTCCGCTCCATTCCCGCTCGACGGTTGGTTACACGTTTTCCATCGGGAGTAACGATATTCCATTGAGGCTCATAATACTCAATATCATATCCGCGCAGTTTCGCGTACGTCTCACCTGCGGCATCACCACCACGGGCTTTACCACAAATGATAATAATACGACATCCCTGCGCTACTTTGTTACGTAGCAAGTGGTCTAACCACCCACACATAAATTGAAAGTCTTGTTCCACATTGAAACCACGACTTCCAGCTATGATTATTCGGAATTCTTCTTGCATCGAGGTACTCCTCCAAATGACTGATATTGATGCTGCTGCACAATTACAACAGCATCTCTTCAACCACTTTGGGCACGCAGTGCTTACGCCAGTCGCATAAACAGGTTCGCACCCTCGTCGTCCACTAGTTGCACAACGCGTGTTGGTCTCCCGTTAACGTCGCCGTAGAACCGCGTGTACACGAAGCCGTCAATGTTACGAGACACGTCAGGCGGTGTGAGGCGTTTGGTGTTACGGTCGTCCCATGCAATTACCTTCGCATTGTCGGGGAGGTCAAACAACTCAAGCACACAAGCCATGTGCTCGGGTTCAAGCCCATTGAACAATGTGGATAGCAACATTGCCATGGGTTTTATCTCGTACTCTGGTGGCATATAGCCTCCTAACAGAATAAGACAATAAATGAAACGAGAAACAGTAGGAAGTAGGCTCCGTCGTTACTCGTCGGTGGTGGCAGGTGACTCATCAGATTGCTCCTCTGATGTTGTTTCAGTCGTCGTCTCCGTCACTTGAGGATACAGACCTTCTGCGGCCATCAGCTCAAGGGCGTGACTGTTTTGCAAGATGTACGCATGCAACACCTTAGCTTGCAACTGACGGCGTTTCAGGTCGCCGGACAGCACAGAGTCAATGCGTTCTTTCATCTCGGCCACGTTGTTACACGTGTAGACGTTGAACTTGTTGATCAGCTTCGGTACCCACGCAGGCAACATACGCTTAGCTGGTTGAATGCCAAACATGATGCGAGTGGCAGGTGTAGATTTAACAGTGCGGCGGGATGTTACAGACATGGCTCAAATTCCTTGCGTAGGGCTTCTAGGTCGACGTTCAAGTCGAGTGATACTTCAGGTTGCTCATGAGAGCGAATTAGTTCAGACATAGGATTCTCCTAGTTAAAGGCCTCTTACAAGCTGTTAACCAACTTGCTAGCATTTTGAACGTCCTGTACCCAGCCGATTGCGTAAGAATCAGATTCAGTCAGGAGTTTCTCGACCGTCATTTGGACGCAACCGTTTACCACCGCGTAGTACACAACTTTGGCACGATATGACGACAGTTCGAATGTTGCAGCGATTTCACGAAGAGCAAATTGGCGCACTTTGTGCTTGAGGATAATAGCGCGGATACGAGCGCGTGCGTTTTCAATATTTACAGCCATTGGTATTCTCCAATATAAAATTAAAGGTAAGGGTTCTTCACTTGCGCAACCAGCCCTTCAGGTATCGAGCGGCCACATTAGAACCCTTGTAAGCCTTCGCCCTTGCTACCCGAGTGGCGACTTTCGGATGGTACAAATGGACGTGCCACATGTTCTCTACCTTGAACACTCGGGCAAACAATCGGTCAACACGGCCGTCTTTGCCACGGTACTCGCGTTCCTCTGGGGAGGCAGGGTTCTTCACTTGCGCAACCAGCCCGACATGGTCGAGGTAGCGCTTGATGACAGACAGCTTCTTGTGTTGGAATTCCGTCCATGGGTAGGGTAAGTACATTCCCAGTTTACCTTGAATAATCATAATCAATTTCTCTCATTCCATAAGCGTAGTTACACGCAGTGAGTTCGTCAGGATGTTCACCGTGCCTAGAAACGGTCAACCCCGTGGAACGTAGGTAAACAGGCGAGGTAACCCATAACGCCCAAGCAAATTAATAAAAAGGCGAGGTAACCCCACACCATGATTTCAACAATATTCATTAGAACTCCTCATTCGCATCTGCCCACACTTCATCCAGCTCCGACGGTGTCAAGCCTGTTATAAGGAATGCAACTTCGTTGAACAGAGCTTCGATTTGGAATTGCTCGAAGTTTTCGCGTGTAGCCAGCAGCATCATCGCACCACGTAACGAGTCACAGTGGTCTTGAGCTGGTGTTGGGATTGAACACAGCGCCTCTTCGCTCATAACACCTTGAGCGGCAGTGTTTGTTACAGCTTGCACAAGGATTGACCAATCAGCGTTGGTGTATACGCTGCGCGAAGCTTTAAGGGTAATCGGATTAAAGGACATAATAGTCTCCAAAATTTAGTTTAAAAGTTACAACAAAGGACATAAGTGATTAACGAAAGGCAAATTGCTCTGCCCTACGAAGGTAACCTCGCCGTGGTTGGACGGATATCGAGGTAGTGAGAATAGAGGTTACATCTGGTGTCTCTGACACAGTCGAGTGACAACACATATAACATCAATTATATAAACATATTTGGTTTAACACACAAAGTCGAAGACTTCGGCATCAATTCCTAGCGGCGCGAAGCGCCAAGAGTGTCGAAGACACCAGCTGTTACCAGCCTGTAACGACGTCTCACACAGGCATAGTAACTAGCTTTCACACCTCTGCTGTGACGTTCGGAGTGCCAAGCAGGTCACATACGTATCACACCCTCGTGTGGCAAGCATGTATCAGGCAAAAGGTAAAGGCGTAGTGGCAGGAGTTGTGGCGATATAGTGGCGGAGTGGGCACGTGCTTGAATTCCACACCGTTCCTACGCGTCACCTAGCACCTACCACGCAACCTCGTTTGTGACAACAAGGCTACTTAGCGAAGGTTCAAAAGCATACTAGCGGCTACAATCGGTCACACTGACAATTGTTACAAACAGCTTTTCTACAATGTCACACTTCTAAAGTAACAACTGTGTCGCACCCAGCGTACATGCAATTGTTACTACAAAGGCACACAGCAAAGTTGCTAATTGTTACTTGCAGGTTACCTCTTGTGCCTATCGGCACGCTTATGCCCTTCGGGCAGATTCGAGGCTAACGCCTCTTTTTGTTATTTATATTATTATTATTACTAGTATTACAATAATAACACAAATGTCGCTACAAAGTCACACGGACAAGGGTGACCGCTCGTTACACAATTGTATCGATTCCAACTATGCGTCAAGCGATCACACCTAGATGTGGCGGGTATGGTTACCACGTCAGAATAACGTTGTGGCGGGATGACATGCTTCGTTGTGACACCTAGGTTCCTTCGTCGTGGACTGCTGGATTTCGGTAGCCACCTGCCTTTGTGGCAGATATATAGATAGCAATATCACAATCTTTAGGCGCGCAAGCGCCGAGCAGAGATGCGTGTAGACTTACGCTGACACGTGACTTTGCAACCGCTTTTGGTTCGAAGAACCCATCGCTGGAGACTTTTGGCTCGAAGAGCTTTCGCTAGTGGCTTGTGGCTCGAAGAGCTTGCACGGAGCGTTAAGCTGCCGCGAAGCATCTATAGGGTGGCCCATTGTAGCGAGAGTAGTGCCTCAAAGTATCACTATAAAAGCCACTCTAAGAATGGCTTCTAAGTCACACCTCGATATTATTCGAAGTAGTATGCGTCAGTAGAATACAGAATTTCTTCTGATAATACTTGCTTACGTGGTTCTAGTGGGTTGCCCCAGTTCAACTCAACACCAATCTGTTGTGACAGGTGAGCTACAGGATCATTGTCCATGAAGATGTGCTTATACGCATTAGGTACACAAGTAGCACGCAATTGAGTAGCGTCTGCCAAACATGTACGGAACTGATCGTGGATTGAAGTGTAACCACGTAGTCCAGCCTTCTTAGCTTCTAGTGCGATACGACGTGCAACAACCGCATCAATGCCCTGAATGAAATGCACAGGGAAGTAGTAGATGAAGTTCTGACGTTGTAATGGGCCAGTGGTACGTGATGGTACAAACCAACCAGTCTTATTCTTCATTGATCCAAAGATAACACCTTGACCTTCGGCACCATGGTTGATGATGAATGGTTCTTCTGTCATCTGTACAGACGCTTCACCTTTCTTAGTGACTTTGAAACCATCAACATGACGATAGTCGAACGAGTCCACATTGTTGGTGTCACAGTACCACTGAGCAGCTTCACGCAGTGTCTGGATGAACGTACCAATGGTATCTCCTAGTGCATTGTTAATGCCTTCGATAACCACGTCACCGCAGAAGGTATCACGCATGTGTTCTGGAATACCTAATGCCTCCATTGTTGGCTCAAACTTCTTATAGCGTAGAGCTGGAATGCCACCACCATACTGAATTGCCATGAACGGAGTCTTAATCTCGTTACGTGTAATCTCACGAGTTGGGACTAACATCTTGTTCTTAATAGTCTGAGTGATTTTGTTCACTTCAAACGATGACAGTTTGTACGGGTCAGCTGGCTTCTCAGTGAACCCTGTAATCAGACCACATGACTCAGCAATCTTCTCGCATCCAGCTAATATGGAGAAAATCTGTGCACCAGAACATTTAGCATCTGGCCCAAAGCCTAACTGAGTGATTGCTTCACCTTTGTCTTGGAAGTCAACCCAAGTGCGACACATATCCATGTAAGTGAAGAATTTAGTGAAGGGTAAGTCACCTTGGTGCTTGTTGAATGCGAATATTAACGCAGCAACAGGATCAGCAGCAGTACGACGAATGTAGTTCTCTTGTGCCCACACATCATCACCAATCACCTCATTGAACATCTCATTGAGGAACATCTCATGCTCAGGAGTTCCGACTTTAACTGACTCACGAACACTGTGGTAACATAGTGCCTTAGCCATGTCGCTACCTTGTGGGTTTGGTCCACGGTGAGCGAATTGGTACATACGACCACGTAAGTCTTGGAAGACTTCAGAGAACAGCTCTTGTCCATCTAGCTCAGCACAACCATCAATGATATGAGATGATGTTGCTAATACCTCAGGTAACGGTAGTTGCTGAGTGATAAACATATCACGAACAGTCACGATAGCCTTCAGCAATTCGCTGTTTACAAACTGTGACTGGCTTTCAATGAACTCAACAGCATCACGAACTTCACGAGACGTACCATCACGCTTTGGATTGCTACGAGTCTTAACACGCTCTTTACGACGGTTGTTGACTGTAATCGCCTCACGTTGATGCATAATCCCAGTACGTGATATGCATGAACTGATATACTTACGAGAATGCATAATCGATCCATCCTCATCCTGAGTTAACAATCCAGCACGTAGAGCCATATCGAGAGCAGCTTCTAACTTAGCATGCCAGTGTTCTGTCTTGTCAATTGACTCGTGGTACATGTTTGGGATGAAGCGGTTAGCACGAGCAATATCTCTCATACGACGACGGAATACAGCAACAGCAGCAACATCAGCCATTGCGATCGGTCTATCGATGTACGGTAGAATACCAGCTAATTGTACAGCTAGTACCGCAATAGAACGAGAATCAAAGTTAGCTGATTTCGCTGAGTATGCATAATGCTTGAATGGTGTGCCATCTTCCTGAGTTGGCAACCACTGAGTGTAGAAGCCCTCTTTCTCTAACGCATGTACAATCGCTGTAGCTAAGCTAGTAGCTGACTTAGCCTCGATGTTCTCTAGTGAGATCATGCTAGATGTTAGCCCTTGCTTAGCTTCTACAACAGCCTTGAAGCCTTTGGACAGCTCTTTCTGTTCAGCCGTCATCTCGAACTTCTTCGGAGCAGCGGCGCGGAAAGCCTCTACCTCGTCCCAACGCATTAGAGCGTAGGTCATCTCGTCTGTGCTACAAGCGTCGAACCCTGCTTGCAGCTCTTCAGCAGGCATATCTCGCATTGCTTGGTCTGCTTTAACTGCGTCCTCCAGTGTGCCATTAGCGATAGTGTTGATTAATGCTACTACGTTTGCGTTAGTGTTAGACATGGTAATTCTCCTAGATGTTATTATTAAGTTAGTTAACTGATTAAGCGTTGATCGTGTTCAGGATGTGCATAGCAACATCTTCTGACACAGTACCACTATCAACACAAGCGATTAGCAACTCTTCTAGATGCTCTTCACTAGTGGCAGTCTCATTGATGTGACGAGCAACATCAACATCGATTGTCTCACTGTCGATACACGCGATTAATAAGCTCTCTAATAACTCTTTCATATCTTTCTCCTCAGTTGTGATTAGGTCTTGGAAGTAGTGGCTTGGCATCATCACACGACGATTACCTACAGTTACATTATAGCAGTTCAAGTCAGTCTTAGCAATCTTGTAAGCTTGACCAATTACTAATGACTCAGCGTTGATGATAGCGATAGCGAATGTAGACATAATGTATTTCCTTAATGATTAGAGTTTAGGTTAGTATTTGAATGTTTAGTGGGAACGGGTCCCATCTATTCAACATTCAACAACATCCTTCCCTCCCTCCACAAATGAAAAAATTTGTAGCGACAAAAAATTTTTTCAATGTAACTTTCGCCTGTGTCATACTTCCAAGTTCTCCTGTCACAGCAAGATTCTTTGCCCACACTAAGTGTCACTGTCAAGGTCGACTGGATATTCCCGCATCTAATACGCATTTAACACGCATTGAACCTTGACTTTTACTTTGTAGTAACTTCCTGTTACCCAAATATAATAAACCATTTTAAAGAATAGCATAAAAAATTAAATAAAAATTTCGTAGCACAAACGAAGGAACACTCGTCAGCACTCTTGCCCGCCACATTCCTGTAACAAATAAGGCAACAACAAAAGCATTCACGAGTGTTACTAGCGTGTGTCTTCGACACCAGCTGTTACTCACAATAATAATAACATTAATTATATTATAATATAACAATGGTGTCTTCGACACACGATTGTAACAAACGAAAGTTACTACTACCAGCACAAGCTAGAGTAACTTTTTTAGGTACGCTTGTAACCCTATCTCCCTCTGCCGAGGTCGACTGACTGTTTACAGAGTGTAGAACCAGATACCTTCGAATGTGAAGTCTGGAGTCCTTACCCTTATACCTGCATTTTCTTTTGACGCATCATCATTACCCGAAATATAGACAACACACCCGCCAGTCGCCCACAACGACTCGGTGCATTTAGCCCATGCGGGGAAGCCGCCAGACAGAGCCGCTGGTGACAGAAAATGATTTGCGCTTATGGTTGGCTTCCACTGCCCAGCGCGTAGCGCAGTGGCCAACTCTCGCGCTCTATCCAGAGCCTCGCGGTCTGTACGAGCCACTATCTGACTACGCTTGAGTGGCGTGGTGGGGTCAACAGTCCACGAGTATTGCTTCCTCTGCCACACTACAGCACAGGCATGGGAAGGCCAACGCCTATCCAAAACTCTGTTGTATGTGACGCTCTGCACAAGCTTCATAGCGATGTCGCCCTGCCCCCGAGCTTCGTGGTACGCCGCTTGAGCATAGCACTGGACGCCAGTCGCGCCCTTGGGCGTGGCGGCTTGCGCGGGGATGAGAGAGGCCACCACAACGAGGCACAGGAGCACAAACGGCACGATTAGACACCGTTGTATGCCCTCGACAATGCTTGTGAGAGTGAGCGAGTGATGAGACGAAGATGTCATAAAATCACCTAAAATTGGTTAAAATTTCTCTAAATTTAGTCAAAAGCGGCCAATTTTCAACCGCTTTCAACAAGTTTTGATGTGTTTTATGCTAATTTTGTTGCGATTAGCTATAAAGCCACATAGTTTTCGGCTCTGTTCGCCAGTCCAAATGGACGAACGAATTGGCCACGCCGATACCTCGTGCCCCATGCTTGAGGCCAAGTTCGACGATTTCCATGCGCTCACGGTCGCTGCGAACACGAATGTCCACAGCTAAACCTTGGTTGTGGCGGCCTGGGGTTGTCTTCCGAGCCTCGTCTGGATGACGGCGACAACGGTAGGCGGAGTCGAGAATTAACGGACGATTAGCGCCTTCACGGATTAGTTGAACCTTCTCCATGACGTGCGCTTTCATCTCATGTGGGACTTTTCTGCCGCAATGCTCGCAACGACAGTTCCACTGAATTTCAGTAAAGTTAGTCGTTTCGCGCATTACTTTCCCTCCAAAGTTTCCTTTAGGTCTTTCAACCACAAGTCGTCTTTGTTGGTGTCAGTTTTGGCTACAATAGCCTCAGCTGCCATTAACGCAGTCTTCATCAACATCTTCTCAGAGAAGGTGGCGACTAAGATACGGATGGCTACTGACTTAACTGCTGATAATAAACCAGTTACAAGTGCGCTCATTTACGCTCCTTCTGTCACAGGTGGTTCAGAGACGGGATCGGGATCAGGTTCGGGATCCGTAGTTACAACTGTTTGTAGGGCAAGCCACAACGCCCGTGGCGAATAGATCGACGCGTTGTCGTGGTTGAGGGCGGTACAAGTAGTTGTTTCAGTTTCGTAGCGAGTGAAGATTAACTTCAACATCGCGATATGCACTGCGGGGTCGCCTTCGGGCTGGGATGCTAGTCGACGAATGTCACACGGAGCATAAACGTTGTAGTGTGTAAATTTAAGGGATTGTTTGAAGCGATCAATCCACTTCTCAAGAGTTAACATTGGCGTTATTCCTTAGAAGTCAGTAGATGCGGTTTATCCAGAGGAACACGGATGACCGTTGAACCCGCAGATTTTGGTGTCTTGACAATCAAGTGGTCTTCCGTGGTGTACACGTATGATAACGCCGTGCCTTCCAAGGTATCCAGACGAGTTGCCATGCTGCGATTGTGCTCTTGACTTTGTGCGGTTGCTAAGCGCATGTCATCGATTGCACGTTGTAGAGAAGTTTGTTGGTGGGAAATTAACTGAAGTTGCTCAGTTAACCTTGCCTCATCCCTCTCTTGGCCTTTTGAGTACAGGTCGTAGCCGAGTAATAAGACTAAAACAAGTACAACAAAAAGGCCGCCCTTCTCTGTCTTTGAAATCTGCCCTGTAGCAGCTTCAACCACAGCAGATACTGGTGCGGCCATAATTATTATTCCCATATTAGATTATTACAAGAGACGGAACTCGAGGCGTACGATCCACTTGTACTGGCAGTCAACTTTATCCGTATATCCACCCCAGCTAGAATGGCTGTTGTGGTAGAACATCCAAGCAGTTCCTGAGAAGCTTATGTCGTGTTTCCACTTCCCAGTTCGCCAGAGACTGTCCCCAATCACCTCAGTCGTAATGCATTTCATCACGTCTCCGTCGCTGCGTAGGACCACTTTGAGCTCCGCCTTTCCTCCTGCGTTTAAATGGTTCTTCACATCCACTGGGATGACAACCTGCTTCTGCTTGTTTGTGCCAAAGTCGTAAGCTACTACCCAAGCATTAACATCTCGGGGCTTACCAGACACCTCTTCCCAAGTAGGCCAACGAGACGCTGTTGCAGGCACTCCAACTAGGCGAGCCCATTGTAGGTTGATTAAGTTGGAACCATCTCCAACATGAGTTCCGTGGAATTGCCGAGCTATTAAGTCTCCATTCCCGTCACGAAGCGCATGGGTGTTTGCATCCAGTCGGGCGGAGCTAGCGTAGTTACCAACGTTTCCGAGACCAACCTCCGCTTTATTTGGCCAACGAGTTGCTTGTACAGGTACTGCAACGAGTGATGAGAACTTGATATTTGACAGCCCGTACCCATCCCCACTATGCTTCCCAACGAATTCCTTCGCACGTAGCACCCCTGCCGCGTCCCGCACTGCGACAGTGTTAGCTGTGTCTGCAGTTGTATGGGCAGTGTTTGGAACGTTACTTAGCCCAACTTCTGCAGCGTTTGGCCAGCGTGTCGTATAGACTGGCGCACCTGTGATCTGTGTCCAAGGGTGAGTATGGGAAGCAGCAGCATAAGAGCCCGCAGCTTGCGCACCAATCTCGGCCAGCGTTGGCCAACGAGTTGCTTGTACAGGTACTCCTGTTATTTGTGACCACGGGTGAGTATGGGAAGCAGCAGCGTAAGAACCAGCAGGTTGAGCACCAATCTCGGAAGGTGTTGGTTTGTTACCCGTATCGTAACTACGAACCCAAGTTGGTACATAGTCCGCTCCATGATTCTGGTAAATGTAACGTGCGTTCGGGCTGTTACCACTCACGTTAGATGCTGGTGCTGCAATTACCTCGATAGTGTATGCACTTGCATTACCCCATGTTGTAATAGTGGCCCCTGCAAGCTGGATGTTACCTACACCTGTGTCATTGATGAAGCCATTAGCAGCGTAACTCCAAGACATCTTACATGACCATTGGTTAGTAGAAATACCACCAACTGATTTTACCCAGGCTACAAATTCGGAAGTGGAGATGGCACGGCTGTTACCTGTTTGCTTAATACCACCAGATTGAGCTGCACTAATCTCTAGTGGTGTAGGCCAACGAGTTGCTTGTACAGGCACCCCAGTTAGTCGGGCCCATTGTAGGTTCGTTAAGTTGGAACCATCTCCAACATGAGTTCCGTGGAATTGTCGCGCAACCAGGTCTCCGCTGGCGTTACGTACCGCATAGGTGTCCCCAATTGCGCCGTAGTTCCAACCTTTGTTGACCACGTTTCCGAGGCCAACCTCGGCGGGTGTTGGCCAACGAGTTGCTTGGACAGGTACTCCTGTTATTTGTGACCATGGGTGAGTGTGGCTAGACGGCGGCATAGTGGAAGGCTTGTCCGTTACCTCCGTCCAATTAGGCCAGCGCGTCGCATGAACAGGAACGCCTGTGACCTGTGACCACGGGTGAGTGTGGGAGGCTGCCGCGTAAGAACCAGCAGGTTGAGCCCCGATTTCAGCAGCGGTTGGCTTATTCTGGTTTGTGTAGAAGACTGCCCATGGCGACCACGTAGTGTCACTAGTGCCCTTGCGGTGTCGTACCTTACCATCCTTAGTGAAAGCAATTTGAGACCCCCAGCCACCGGATGCGTCAGGATACTGAGGCACATGAAGCATGCTGTAGTAATCTGCAGACGCAGCACCTACTCCGTTACTATTACCATTCTGGAAAGTAACTTGTAAGTAGGTACGTGCGGACGCGGGTGTGAACTCCTGAGCACGAGTATCTTGGAACCCCAGGCGTAGAGGATTGATATCAGCGGTGCCGTCGAAGCTAGTTCCACCAATAGTACGAGCAGCTGTCAGCTTGGCAGCACTAGACGCAGTGGCAGCCTGCCCTGTGATATTAATCGGCCATGTGCCACTAGTCCCTGCACCCGTCAATGGCGCATACGCGTGAGTATGGGAAGCCGCAGCATAAGAACCCGCAGGTTGAGCTCCAATTTCACCTGGTGTCGGCCAACGAGTTGCTGTTGCTGGCATGTTCCCTGTGTGGTAATAAGATACCCATGACGTCCAACCACTGGATGAGTTTGTTTTATTCCTGGAGTAGGAAACTCCATTCGAATCTAGGATATGTTGCTGTGCCCCGTCACCCCATGACGTGATTCTTAAGTACGCGTAAGATGCTCCACTTGGCGCATTTACTGGGGCGCTACCCGCCCATCTGTATTCCCCGACGTGATTGGGGGTTGCCAACGAATTCAGGTCAGTAGTACTTGTCAGTCTGGTAGCCTCTCCTATTAGAGGTACTGTCCCAACGGTAGTCCCAACATTTCGAGTAGCAGCAGTTCCTAAACCAGTAACTTGACTAACAGGGTGAGTGTGCGAAGCCGCAGCAGCACCTATTTCAGCTAGTGACCATGCTACGTTACCAGAGCCATTGAATGACTTGCCAGTACTTCCTATAGTTAAGGTTCTAGCAGTCTGCAGGACAGTAGCAGAAGCAGCGTTACCCGTAGTTGAAGCACTAGAACCTGTAATACTGATAGGCCATGTGCCACTTGTTCCCCCACCTGTTAAAGGGGCGTAGGCATGAGTATGGGAAGCCGCAGCGTAAGAGCCAGCTGCTTGCGCACCAATCTCAGCCAATGTCGGCCAACGAGTTGCTTGGACAGGTACTCCTGTTATTTGAGCCCAAGGGTGGGTATGAGAAGAGGCTGCCGCGCCAATTTCGTCTCGAGTTGGCCAGCGTGTAGCTTGCGCTGGTACATCTTTGAGCCTCGCCCACGGCACAGTACCTGTAGTTAGGACTCCGTCGTCCCAGCACCATCGCCAACCGTTGTCTGGGCGGTAGATGCCTTGGCGTACGGCTTCCACGATTAGTCGTGTCTTCACAGTGCGGAAGTCGACGAATTGCTGTGTTGCTCCTGATTGGCCGTCAATGTTCAGGCCGCTCTCCGCGACTGACAACGCACCCAACCCAACTTGCGCAGGTGTATGGGTGTGCGACAGTGGAGCTGCACCTACGTCACTAGAGCTTAAAGTAATATCAGCAGTACCGTCAAAAGCCTTACCGTTAATCTTCCGCGCAGTTTGCAACTTGGTAGCCGTCGCAGCGTTACCAGTACACGAGGCTGAGCTACCTGTAGTATTCTGGTTACCAGTTGTGTTGACGCCTGGCAGGTTGATATTCTTCGTCCCGTCAAACGCCACTCCACCAATTGTCCTCGCGGTGTGGAGTTTATGTGCAGCTACCGCAGTGGCAGTTGCGGGTAACGCAGCTTCCGCTAACGCTACCAACTCAGAAAAGGAATATCCTTTCATA